AACATAAAACCGTATTTTTGTGAAAATACAAAAACGTTTAATTGGAATAGGCGCTCTTCTACCTCTAAGTTTCCCTAGAGGGATGGACTGTATCTTAACCCGACTCCGGTTGCTTAAACCTTCATCATCGAGCGACTACCGTTCAGTCTCTGACGGCTAACCATAGACTAGCAATTTCAAATCGTCTTTAGGTTATTACCATGCGGATTGCCCAATCCTTAACATTATTACTATACCGGAGTTCTATTCTCCGCCATATACTGGTTTCCCAAGTATACTTAGTAGTTAAGGCTCTAAGGGTGTCCCCGAACAACAAGTAGTCTTGCAAGCTCTTACAAGCTCACTAACAACAGGCTATTAATGCAGGAGCCAAATCGAAGTTATCCACAAACATTGCCTGCTTGTTTGTGGCGAGTTGTTTTTCTGCGCCATTGGCAAATTCTAAAAACAACTGAAGTTGTTTAAAGAACCGGACCAAAACGCCTGCCATACCGCTCATAACTCTGAGCACATTGTAGTTAACAGCGTACACACGGACTTTTGCTGTTGCAGTGCCGGCAACTGTTCCGGACGAAAGAACTAGCTGCAAAACAGCGTTGTCAATTCGCGAGAAGTTGCACGAACCGCTGGGTTGATGTTCCTCAGGTCTCAATGCAAAAGAGTACACATTGATACCGCAGTCGGGTGCGCGGGTGTGGTGCTGGTAGGGTTGAACCACGTCAAAGTAAGATCCCTCGCGCTCAGAGAAGCGGTCCTGGCCGTTGAGCTGGAGCTTGGCCGTGACGACGGGGTTCTCGCCCCAACAGTGCATGTCCAAGGCAGTCTCGGAGAGAACGAAAGTTCCGGCATCCGAGACGTACGATCCAGTTGTGGTGGTGGCATCAGCACCGAAAGCGGGGTACTGAGATGTGGCCCACTCTTGAGCAGTGGTGGCACCGCTGTTGGCATCAATAGCGCCGGCCATTTGGAAGAGACCACCGGTGGTGATAAAGTTGTTGGATCCAGCGGTCTCGGTGGGTCCACCGAAGGCGTGGATGGCGTTGGGGAGAGCATCGATGGCGTCCGTGTAGTTGAAGGGCTGGGCACCGAGGGTCTTGTAGAGTGTCATGCCACCCTCCAACGAAGAGCAATAGTCGACGTTGGCATCGGGTTGGACAACCCAAATGAGCTCCTTGCAAGGGTGGTTGAAGTTCAACTTGATCTTGTTGGAGGAAGATCCGACGGACTCGTCACCTGTGAACTGGAGCTGCTCAATGAGGTACTCGTGGGGGTTCTGTGCCATCTTGCGGCGCTCATCCGTGTCCAAGAAGACATAGTCGACGTAGAGGGAGGCGGCAACAAGGGACTGTTGGTAAGCAGATGTGCAGGACACTGTGCCGCTTGTGGCGGCGAGGGAGTTCACGGCCCACAAGCACTCACCAATGGGGCGGAAATCGATGTTGATCTTGACCTCGTGATACTGTACGAATCACTTATACCCTCCCTTTCGGGATATTTATCGGCATTCTCATTTCGATCAACTTATATATAAAATGAGAACGGAGCCGGGGTCTAGACTATATCTTAAGCCATCATAGAAGGTAATTATCCTTCTCAAGCCCATAACCATTTAGTCGTTGAACCTTCCTCTTATCCTTATCATAACGGAGTTAGAGGCTTGGCTGCGGATTGTCTACTTCAGCTATTTGCATAGCTTCATACGGGGGATTTTTACCATACCTGAGATCCTTTCTCAGCCATTGTAAACTTTCATTTACAACTTGGTACCCCAAATATTGTGTGTATTTTTTGTTAAACCGTGTCACATTAACAATGTTATTAAAGTAGTAGTGTAGTAGTAATTTGTTACTTTTTTGTCGATTTTCTGTTGCAGATAGAGGCTGTAAATTCGTCCAGTGGAAACAAATCATCACATCATTTTCATTTGTTAAATCGAAACCATTTATGGGAAGTATGTGATCAATTTGCCAATAACTTCCAAAATTATCCCAATTCATAAAAGTATCAAATCTAAATTCAATCCATTTTTTAAACCATTCTACATCGCATCCAATATACTTGGTGTAAGATGTTTTACGATTTTTCAAAAATTTGTGAATTTTACTTCTGAGCACTTCTGACATTTGAAAATGAAGATCAGTTTTTCGTTTTTCTTGGATTTTTAATTTACGTACAGGTAAGTATTCTTTTTGTTTAGTTTTAATATGCATTTTCACTTCATCGCGAGATCGATATTCCTTACGTTGTTGAAAGATTGATTCCTTATGAGTTTCTCTGTACTCTTTGTTTTTTTCAAGAAGAGTATTTTTATGTGACTCATAGTAGAGAGTATTTTTTTCTTTTATGTGATCTTTTTTTAGATCTCTATACTCTTTACGACAACTTTTGCAATCATATCTTAAACCATCGGGTGAATTTGCTAATTTACCAAAACATTCTACTACCTTTTCTTTTTTACATTTACAACATTGTTTCGACATTTTACTACCACTTATTGCACTACTTTTATATATACATACACAATATTCTTTATACGTCTTTAAGAGTTTCCCGCAATTTGGATATGTTGCTGCATTGCAGCCAAGAGCCATTAATTGGCCCTTAGCAGGATGCAACTAGCACCTGGGAATGACAAAACATTTCGTCCCGAGTCCACAACAGATTTTCCCTAAAACAGTGCTCGGATGTTTTAGGCTGGGTACTTTTCTGCCCTACAGATTTCAAGGCAATGAGGGGGAGGGCCAAGCCGGGGTTGCGGCAAAACCAAAACAAGAGGGGGATGTAGAGGGTGGTCTCAGGGAGGGCGTTGCGGGGAGCGCACACCTGGGCGGGTCCACCGGCGGCAGCACAAGGTCCGGACACGGCGGCAAAGTTGGGGTCAGTGATGTAGGTAAGGGCAGTGGTGTTACCAATCATCTTGAAGTATCCGCGCTGTTGCTCGGACGACATGGTGACCTGGTTCCAAATGTGCATCCAGTCACCGTATTGGCGGTCAATGCGCTGGCCACCAATCTCGACCTCAACCTGGGCAATGAGTTGCTCACCGATAAAGTCCAACCAGCGGGCATAGACTGTACCAGTGTTGTTCATCGACTGGTTGATCTCAGGCAAGGTGACCTGGAGGTATGTGCGGTAGCACAAATCGCCGTTACGCGAGATGGTGCAGGTCACACGGCGACCAAAATCGGCCTGGCCGGAGAAAGTCTGCTCAATGCTCTCCATGGCAAAGTTTGTGTGGCGTCTGTAAGACACCTTCCAAAAGGTGATCTCGGGGGTTCCCGTAAGGAACACGTCTTGTGCGCCGTAGGCGACCAATTGCATAAGAGCTCCTCCCATGTTTGCGGTTTTATATAGTACTAAAAGAAAATAATTTGGGGAAAAACGATTTCCAAATTATTTGATCGAACATACACTTCTATTTCAAAAACTACAAAATTAGCTGCATAATAACATTATCAAAAATTAGAGCAGCAGCTAGTATATGACACGACCATAAGATAAACAGTTTTCCTAAATATATTATCCATGAAAAGGGACATAAATCCAAGATCTTCAAAGAATATTATCGATAAACAACCCTATATGTCGAAAACTTTTATCACATTTGGAGCGGGCAGACAAAATTATTACGATGCAGGTGAGAGATTGTTGCGACAGGCAAAGAATATTGGCGTATTTGATCGATGTATCCTATATACGGATCGCAATCTAAAGGAAGACCGGCCATTTTGGCAAGAACATGGTTCATTTATAGAGAACAATCCACGTGGGTATGGGTATTGGCTGTGGAAACCCTATCTAATTAAAAAAAACATGGAACAATGCGCGAATGGTGACATAATTCTATATTGCGACTCAGGTTGCGAAATCGATCAGAAAAAAGCCGGTCTATTTCCACAATTTTTTGAAATTGCTAAACAGGACAAGATTCTTGCAACAAAAGCTGGATGTATTGAAAGACAATCGAATAAAATGGATTTATTAATTGAGTTGGGTTTGCAGGATGAATCAGTTCATTACGAGGAACAACGTCAGTCGGGAATCATATTATTTTATGTGTGTGATGAAACTCGTGATTTGGTAAATAAATGGTATACACTTGCATCAGACTACCATTTGATTGATGATAGTCCGTCGATTGCACCAAATTACGACGATTTTATAGAACATAGACACGATCAGTCTATTTTCAGTCTTTTGACAAAACAGCACTCTATTTTTAGTGATACGCAAATGACATGTGTTGAATATATCAGGAATCGATCGGGTAGATCATTTTTTAAAAATAAATATTATAAAAATGCCATAATTTTATAGAATAGAGTATAATTTGTTAGTTGTAATATCTATAAACATTTTTATTAATAGATTACTGTTTTCCATGTTCTATATTGCCTTGCTGTTTTTCAAGATAAATTTCTCCAAGTAGGATTCTTGGAACACCTCGCGTAAATTCTCGTGTTTTTTGGTAAAAATATAAGAATTTTGCCTCTTTTTAATCGTCCATCCACTATTGAGTGCATTTTGGATAAACATGATTTTATGATATTGTTTGGCTTCCATTTCAATTGATGGTTCGAGATGAATGGATACAGCACTCGTCTCACTTGACATGCTACACTATACAATCCTATTCCATAAACAAATGCCGGTTTTTCGCTAAATAACGAATTGTACACTAAACCTTTTCATAAAAACAAATATAAATATGTTGGTAGGAAATAAGATATCCAACAATTCAAACTATCATCATCATCTATCTTGAATATCTTGGCGATGAATAGCAAAAAGAGTCAACAGAAAAATCAGCAAAACAGTATCGATCAAAAACATACTGAAATGTTGGACCATTTCCATCATATTGAAACCGTTACCATTCCTGAGATGTTGAAAGAAATTGTGCATCTAAAAAAGACGGTCGAATGTCTAAAGGAAAACCAATTGGAAGAATTTCTCGATATTCGCGACCAAATCAAACAGAAATATGCCAAGATAAAAGAATTGCGCTCTTTGAAAAAGAACTATTTGTTACAGAATTCGCCGTCGATTTTCCATTATTTCGAAGAAAAACAGGATATATCCAATGGTGGCGGGAATCAAAATGTGGATCGACTCAATTTGTTTTTCAAGATAAAATCGACCCATCCTTCTGCGGAAAATCCAATGAGTGATAAATATTCCATCTCGAAATATTATTACCAAAACTATTGGAAAAATGTGACCAATGAGCTGACCAATATACAGGAGTTTATCGTCTCGTCTGATATATGCAAAAGCTGTTTGTCGGGGGAATTGGTGCCCCAGGACGAAGAGGGGATTTTGATTTGTAACAATATCAAGTGTGGAAAATTTGTCACGTATATTGTGGACAGTTCCAAGCCTTCGAATAAAGAACCGCCGAGTGAAGTCTCTTATACGGCCTATATACGATTAAATCATTTCAAAGAGATTTTGTCGCAATTTCAGGCGAAAGAAACGACGCAAATTCCGGCGGAAGTGATCGAGGCCATTCGTGCGCGAATCAAGAAGGAGCGTATTACAGATATGAAACTAATTACGTATGAAAAAATGCGCGAGATTTTGCGCAAATTGGGTCTGAACAAGTATTTTGAACATATTCAATACATTAATTCGATCTTTGGAATCAAGCCGCCGATTATGAATGAAGAGTTGCATGAAACCTTGTGCGTACTGTTTATCGAGATTCAGAAGCCATGGGCGACCCACTGTCCAGCAGATCGTACGAATTTTTTCAATTATACATATACGTTGTATCAGTTGTGTGTCTTGCTGGATCAGACGAAATATTTGCCGTATATTCCTTTAATGAAGGATCCGCAGAAACAGCGGGATCAGGATGCTATATGGAAAAAAGTGTGCAAGGACTTGGATTGGGAGTATTTTCCTACGATCTAATGAATATTAGATAGAGGAAATGCGAGTAATGAGCGCAGCGCATTGGGAGTATTTTCCGACGATTTGAAAAATCGTTAGGAAAATAGGAGTTATGAGCGCAACAAATTAGGAGTATTTTCCGACAAGTTGATTTCTTTGAAAAACAATACTTTTACAAAGAAATGCAATGCCCTGGCAAAGAACATAAAGTCTTTTGTCAAAGAACGAAATATGGATGGCATATATTCTTGAGGTTCAACGTTTTATTATGGATGGACATATTACGCATCCTGAATGGAATGGTAAAAAAGAGCACGTGGGATATATGAATAAAATTTTCAAAACAAAAAAAGAAGCGTGCGACTACTATGCATTTTATCATAAAAATATGCGCACTATAAGTGCTGAATATAATTGGTGTAGCGATTGGGATGCAGATACAAAATTATTATATGTTGTTCGACGATATACTGGCGAATATTTGAAAATAGACGTATTTTACTCTACAACCGCAGGCAACCTCGGATAAAGCAAACTCGTAACAATGTTACCCGAACGCTCCAATTCATATTCGCGAATTACTTCGATATACCCAATCGGCATTTCATAAGAAATCTCATCCGATTCGGGACAATGATAATAGACAAAGGTATTTCTATCGTCGACAATCTCATCGCCTTCATCATCCAAATAATAAGCAAAATGTTTGACCCACGATTCAGGTCCATGATCCAAAATCACCACATCATTCCCGCTATAGATCGAGGGATGATGATATGTCGAAAACCGGTGTTTACCCGAATAGTAAAAGGAGCGATTACCAACATAATCCGTGTGCAACTCCCACACATCGGGCTCATAGATTTCGCCCTCTTCCAATTCGCGATGTTGAAACGGAGACATGACCAAGATATAATAAATAATAGGACCGAGGAATATATCGATGTCTGTAACCATACATCGGTTTCAATTTTTTGATACGTTGATGTTTTGCCAATGTTTCATTATTATACGAATTTCTATAATAATAAAATGCACACCCCTTTATGCAGCCAAGCCAAGACCGCCAATCAAGTTGATACCGAGACCACCAGCAGCACCCGTGCGAACAGATGTACCCATGGCAGGGATAAACACGTCCAAAATGCTAAATGTGGCGGCGGCAGTCAACGCCAAGATGGCAATCTCTTCGGGGTTCAACGTTTTCTTGGGAATGAGGGTGGCACAAAGAGCCACAACTAAACCTTCAATCAAGTATTTAATAGCGCGTTTCACCAACTCTGTAACATTGACGTCCATCTTATCTGCGGTATTATACTATATACTATAGCGTAGGAAAATAAAGTGTTTCGAACCCCGGATATAATACTTCTTGGAAAACTCACTTAAATGGACGTCGCCTAAAGATGCATATAGTGTTTGTATAGCATTGCACCTCCACCGCAACAACAAGATGTCCAGCTTTGAACGAAAGATGACCGAACAAGGAACACTTAATCCTAAATATATCGACGTCTTGGACGAGGATACCCCCATTGCTGGTCAAAAGTTCGGATGTATGTCTTTTATTTCGCCCGATAAAATCTTGGAAAAGCGCGAAACTTTCTTCTTCGACGAATTTGTCAAGCAATGGGATTTTACTAAATCTATGTCTAAATATTTTGATTTCTTGGGATTCATCGCATATAAATACAATGTCGATATTGAGAAATTGACGGGCGATTTCAACGAGTTTGTCAAGGAGGAGGACGAGAAGATGAAGTCCATGTCCGTCGTCGACGATTATCGCAATTTCTTGGACAAACAAGAGACGCGACTGATGGAGCAATTCCAGCGCGAGAATGCGTTCCAAACATCGGTGCGCGGCCTAAAGATTCGCGGTGTTTATCCTACACAGGAGGAGGCCGAGATGCGCTGCAAGCAGTTGCGCGAAAAGGATCCCAATCACGATATTTATGTGGGACCCGTGGGTATGTGGATTCCATGGGATCCCGATGCCTACAAGACAGGACGCGTCGAATTTATGGAGGAGGAGCTCAACAAGTTGCATCAGGAGAAGATAAAGAACGAGGCCAAGGCCAAGGAGGAATTCGACAAGCGCATCAAGGAGACGAAGCAAAAGGCCATTATGGAGAATATCAAGTTGGCCGAAAAGTCGGGCAATGTCTTGACACAGACCATGGATGAAGAGGGAAATTTGGTGGGCGTCAAGGAGCGCATCGATTTCGAGAGCCGCGAGGTGTCGGACACGGCGGGTGCCAATTTGCACAATGAATTTTTGCGCGAGACTGCACAAAAGGCGGCTGCAAAGGTAACGGAGGTGACGGAGGCAGAGAACACGTAGAACCGTTATTTACACCGATTTGATTTATTGGGTTGTCCCTTCGTGACCAATGGCTTCGCAATAACGTTGCCCTTGAACACAATCAAAGGTGTATCATGACAAAATATGTAGGATAGTTTATTTTTTCGATAACAAAATAAACTATAACCAAAACAAGACTTTACCATTTGGTCTTTTTCACATTAATGGCCGGACCGCTACTTCGCTTCTTCGCTTTACTAGGATCATATGCCTCGTCTTCGTCATCCGACCCCATACCCTTGGAAATATCCCAAAATTCTTTGGATCCCAGTTTGAAATCGGGCCGCGTCTCGGCCTTGTACCAAAAGATTTGGTCTTGCAACTTGTTCGACTTGGCATTGTTATTGATGACCAAACACTCGAAATTCTCCGTGGTCTGATCCATCACCATATTAAACGATTCCAATGTAGGAAACATGGACGCATAGTTTTCCCAAATACGTTTGCGATTGGTCATGTAGGGTTCACGCAAGATAAAAACATAATCAATATTGGTACGCAAATTCGGCGGGATACCCAAAGGGTATTGCATCGTAATAATGAGCATGACTTTCCAGTGGCGTCCATTCATAAAAAGCAAACGCATCATCTTATCTTTGGTCCACGTGTTGTCATAAAGACAATCATCCAAAATCACAAAGGTTCGCGGATCAATCGTCGTTTTGCGATACGTCTCCATTTCTTTAGCCATTTGTTTCAAGACGGCCTTTTGCCTGCGCAATACATTTTCGATCAAAACGGTATTGTATTCTTCATGGATAAACAGCTTGGGAACATGAGAGGCATAAAATCCATTACCGGCTTCTGTCCCCGAAATGACCGTTCCAATGGGGATATCTTGGTGATGATAGAGCAAGTCGCGCACCAAAAACGATTTACCTGTATCACGCCGTCCAATCATGACAATGACGGGCCCCTTGTTCTCATCGGGCTTGAACGTAATCCATCGCATATCAAATTTTTTGAGTTCGAGATTCATCACAGAAATTACACCGGAGAAATACAATAAAGGGCTTTACAATAGATGTATATAAAAAGCGCAGTACATGAACGATTGATCGTTTAGAAACAATGATTATTATATTCCGGATTTAGTATATCAATCATAATCAACATCATGGGAGAAATATCTCCTAAATCAATCAATCTAGCGACCAAACATCCAATGAACATTCACTATTGCAAAAGAACCGTCCCCGTCTTGGAAGATTTAGAAAAAGAGGTCCCTGACAATAGTCATACCCCTTTTCGCATTCAACAGTTGCAGCTATATAATCCGATATATTCCAAGTTTTTCGAACTTACAACGAATAATTACAACAAGATTTCGCTGAATCACAAGTATCATTTTCACTCCTTGTCAGCCGTATTTTCGGGTGAAACCTGTGAACGATTCAAGAAAGAAACGTTTATCAAATTTTCGCCACTCTTGGACCCCATCAAATTTATGATTGGAAAATACGATGTTTCGGACAAACGTCTGTCCTCCATGCCCACGGTAGACCAAGTCGACGAGTGTCACCCAAAATATATGGATACAAACAATGCATCCTATGTAGACGGGTTTTTCAGCTACTTGACGAGTCAATTGCTCCACCATTATCAAGTAACAAACGCCATTGATTTTTATGGATCCTTCTTGGGAATTCAGGAACAATTTCGGGCATGCATTACGGATGATGTAGATTATTTGCGAGGTTCCGATTTTTTCAATGATCATATAGGCGATTTGTTTATCTTGGACGAAGACTCTTTGAAAATATCGCCGGGAGAGTTGTCGGATTATTTGCAAATGGGATCGCGCAGAAATAGAAACAAGATTTGTTTTGACAGTGACGCCGCAGATGAAACGTACCAATTACAGGATATCTTGGAAATTACAGAATTGTCCGAGGTGCAGGGAAGCGAACCCGAATTCGACCTAGACCCAGCACCCGATATGGTCTATGAAACTGCCAAGTACATACCCAATCAAAACAATCAAAACAATCAAAACAAAAACAATGCATCGTTGAGCGCATCCTCTGAAAATACATCCAACAATAGTGAAATCAACTATAGTTCCGATGAAGATGATGGGGAAGAGAAAGAAGATTCTTGGGAAACAGACGAAGAAGAAGACAAAGATGATGATGACGGCGATGGCGATGCTGATGCTGACAATAAAAAGATCGAAGAAGATGACGAGATATATGCATATATCCGCAATTTTCCGATCCAAATGATTTGTTTAGAAAAATGCGACGGAACCATGGACAAACTCTTGGTCCATAATAAATTGAAAGAAGACGAAGCCGCGAGCGCCCTCTTCCAAATCATCATGACCCTCATTGCTTACCAAAAAGCATTTCATTTTACACACAATGATTTACATACCAACAATATCATGTATATCGAAACGGACCAAGAATTTCTAGAATATCAATACAAAAACAAACAATATCGCGTGCCCACCTTTGGAAAAATCTACAAAATCATCGATTTTGGACGCAGTATTTATCAATACCAGGGACACACATTTTGCAGTGATAGTTTTGCACCGGGCGGAGACGCATCGACACAATACAATTGCGAGCCGTTTATGAATCCGAAAAAGCCAAGATTGGATCCCAATTATAGTTTTGATTTGTGCCGTCTTGGCTGTTCCATCTACGATTTTTTAATGGATGAAGAGGATGAGGCCAAAGGGGACAAAGCGTTGGATGAATTCCAAAGAACTATCAAACGTTGGTGCACGGATGATCAGGGGAAAAATGTCCTATATAAGAAAAACGGCGAAGAGCGATATCCTAATTTCAAACTCTATAAAATGATTGCGCGTACTGTTCACAACCATAGCCCGGAGGCCCAATTGGAGTATGATTTTTTCAAACAATTCTTGGTGAAACCGGGGAAAAAAGGGGCGAAAAATACAAAAAAAAGCAAATCAATTATTGATTTAGATGCTATCCCCTGTTTTTGTTAAAAACTTCTTTGTATTTTATAAGAGTCGCCTACTTGTAAAGATGAATTATAGACAAAGTAAAAAGAATTATAAAAAATATGGTGGAGGAAAATGGACGCTGAAATACAAACGCAGCATCCAGTGTAAACGACCCAAAGGATTTTCACAAAAGCAATATTGTAAACGACAGACAAAAAGATATAAAAAGTAAACCAATATAAAGAGTTTTTTGATTGGTATTTTGGTAGTGTAAACATATATCTACCCAACCACCGGATTTAGCTCAATTGGTAGAGCGTCAGACTGTAATTGTTTCGCACAGAGATATCTGTAGGTCATCGGTTCGATTCCGATAATCCGGACAAAATTTCATTCCATGAAATGATATTTTGTATCAAACAACATAAATCACTCTAAAAAGTAGGCACATCCGTAAAAATCTGCGTCGTATTGGGATTCAACACTTTGGTTTCCGTAATCACATTGAAAAACTCGGAAATGGCGCCATCCATATGGAAATAAATATAGGTTGCTGTCATCGAAGAGACAAACACCAACAGGGCATCGCGTATGACAAACTTGAGCGGTTTGATTTCACCTGCCTCGTCATTATCCAAGAAGCGCATTTCCAAGAATTTCATGATTCCAAACAACACTGTAATACCAATCGATACAATAAAGACGTTTTGCATTGTTAGATCAATCAACGATGAATCTATATACTATTTTTGACCAAGAAATTACTAGTCATTAAACGCATAAAGAATGATCGCACAAAGAATGATCCCACAAAGAATGATCGCATAAAGAATGATCGCATAAAGAATGATCGCACAAAGAATTATCAAGGCAATTCTTCAAAATCCAAAGCTAGAGGAACATCTTCGCGTTTGGTTGAAGCAGTGCCAGTGGACATGGGTTCCAAATCCAAGAAATCCAAAGCGCCTAAATCAATGGTATCCGTATGGATTTTGATTTTGTCTTCATCATCCTCCTCTTCCTCCAAACGTCGCTGAATGGCCCGCGATGTACTAATCTCCTCTAATCGTTCAATCGTCTTGGGTGCTTCCACAGACCTTTCTTTGTCCTCCCCGTCCAAGACGGCGTCGAAATCGTTAAATGTCAATCGCGTAATGACGGGTTCGGTATCCATATTTTGCACAGTGGCGACCGAAACAAGTTCGGGCTCTTTTTTCTGTTCGCGCGCAAGGAGTTCTTTTTCGTCGAGAGAAATCGGCTCACTGCCAGTTTGTACCGAATCATCCCCGCGACTTGGCAAAACGGGTTCTTCAATATTCTCGATAATAACCTCCTCCTCTTGTTCGACGCTCTCTTCCATATAAGCGCGAATAATGGCCTCGGTCGGGATACTGTCACGAATCGACATCAAAATGCATTCTTGGACAATGGTCTCCAATTCGCGATTGTTCTTCTGCACCATGAGAGGCGAAATATTCTTCTCAAACAAATAGACATTGGAGTACATTTTTCGCGCAACGTGGATATAGACCTTGTGAATAAAATGGTCCAAATTGGGGATGGAAATATCAATCTTTTTCTGTTTGTTTCCCACGCGAATACAGGTCAACACTTTCAATTGAATAATATGGACACAGGATATCAAATCCTCTAAATAATTGCATCCACTTCGTTCAATAATCCGTTTTCGCTCTTCTTCCACAATGACGGAATTCCATGTTGGCACACGGCTCAACAAATTTTGAAACGTCATCAAATATTTTCCCAATTCATCATTGTCGGTACACATTTTCCAAGATTCATTAAAAATGGAACGGACGCCTTCTACAACGAGGGGCGTGAAAATGCCGACCAATCGACTGCACCACTCATTGCGCGATTCGTGTAAATTGGAAATGACAAAATCGTCCATTTTGCCGGTCCGTTTCTTACATTGTATACACATTGGTTAAACTCTCTTTGAACGAATTCAAAAGATGAAACATCAAGAGTTTCTCACATCGAAATTCCGATTTTATCTTTTCAAACTTCATCAAAAGCGCCGATTTTTCGCAAGCAGTCCAAGACGGTTGCATTTGTAACCACTCGATACAATCGATCGACGATGCACCTCGTGAATAGAGTCGATCGATTATGGTAATCATGCGAATCGGCAACGTCGGCTCAGTATCCTTAATTGACTCCGCTGCCTCACTAAAAAATCCATTCATCTCTCTTTGGATATCGGCCATGAGAGCTCCACGGTACTCTAGCCATTCCTTCGTATGATACGTCTTGGTCAATTGATGTTGATGCAGATTCACAATGGTATTGGTCGTTTTGTCAATGTGTTCCGGCACATAAATCTCGCAAAACCTAGATAGGATAGGGTTTAACAGTTTGTGCTTGTTTTCAACCACGATGAAAAACCGCGTATTGTGGCTAAATAATTCGATACATCGGCGCAAAGCGGATTGTGCATCAATCGTCAAACTATCGGCGTTGAATAGGACAATGGTTTTGAAGAGGACATCGCAATTGCCCTGGATATTGGTCTTGGCAAAAAACTTGAGCTCTTCGCGAATAAACTTGATTCCTTTACCATGGGCACAATTGACAAACATGACATTGGTCTTAATCTTGTGTTTATCCTGATTGTAAATTGTATTGATGAAATCATAGACGAGGGTCCGTTTTCCAGTACCGGAACTCCCATGAAAAATCAGATGTGGGATTTTACGGGTTACGATAAAATGATGTAGTTTGTTACGGATGGATTGATGGATATGAAATTGTGCAGATTCTGTTTCTGTTTCTTTTACTAGTTCCATATTCAACAAATCCCAAGAAAATAGTAAATGGAAATCTTGGAAAACGGGGAAAAATAACTATATAAGATAGGGCACGTTCGATTCATTACGTTTTTTTCAAAATATATATTAGCACTTTGATAACGATAGTACAAATAAATAATCCATGGATACAAAGAAGATTGATTTATCGACAACGGTAACATCAACAACAACAAATCTTGGAAAATCAGAGAAAGAATGTATGAAAATGGAAAAGGAAAAATGCAAACGAATCATTGCCGAGACAGATGGCTGGACCTTTGCAGAGGAAGAATTGTCGGCCCATATTCAGAGAGACATGATGCGCGATTATTTCCAAGACAAAGAACTATTCTTGGAAAACGAACGAAATAAAATGACCATGGATATGATTTTCAAACAAATACGAGGAAAAATGTCGGGATATAGATCCCAAGATGTGGAGAAAACCTTATTGGATCCATCAGGATTAGTTACATTGGACGATATCTTGGAACTCTTCAAAACATCGGATATGTTATGTTTTTATTGCAAAGAGCCAGTCTTGGTCCTGTATGAATATGTGCGCGATCCAAAACAATGGACTCTAGATCGAATGGACAATAAAAAGGGTCATAATAAAGGTAATGTAGAGATTGCTTGTTTGCAGTGCAATTTGCGTCGTAGATGTATGCATCAAGATCGGTATATATCTACCAAAAAAATGGGAAATGTGGTCAAATTAGGATGAAGATTTTTCCGACGGGGGATTTATATCTAGACAGATACTATAGTATACTATTATGGAACCCGTTGATATAACAAAAGTGCCTCCACCTATTGCTGGCGGTCGAAAAAGTAGGCGCAGAAGAAAAAGTGGCAGATCTCGTAGAAAGAATAGAAAAACGCGTTCGTACCGTAAAGTAAAATGCACCATGGAACTCTATTGATCATGATTCATCGGCAAACAAATTATATTTATCCGAAAAGAAGATAAACATAATTCGGTATATAATATAAAGCCAATACACTAGACAATGTTTACTTCATCGAATGATACCATTACCGAGCCAGTGCCGGTACAAGTGCCCCCTTCCGTCCCTTCCGTCCCTTCCGTTCCTTCCGTTCCGACACAAGCAAACAGTTTTTATGCATCCAGTGGCGACGGAGTCTCTCAAGGCGATCTTGACAAACTCTTGGAAAAGGAGAAACAGCACAATAAAACCGAAACGTGGAACAAATTGGACAAAACAGTCAAATTGCAAAAGCTCCATGCATTTGCCGAAAAATATGGACGCGAACATTCCATGCCAGCAAAGGAAATCAAGAACCTAAAAGTCTTTTTCGTAGAGTGTTTAGAAAAAAACAAACTTCAAAAGACAAAAGACGTGGTTTATAATAAAGAATTGCGCGAGTTGACAAGTATTCCCGCGCTTCATTTCAATACCGTGTCCAATCATTATACACTGCGTATTGTCGACGCAAAACGAGTTTCGACACTAAAATCGCTTACACCAAAGCGTGCGATCCAAGAGAAGGACCAAGAGCCCGAAATGTAATAGGCAAAATAGATATATAGATAATATGGTTTATCTATATAGTAGAAAAATCAATACATCATTCATGTCGACCGAATCCACGCTACTATCGCAGGAGGATGAATGCGAGATCTTTTGTCGGATTGCAGAATGGATCGATGTGTATATAACAGAAAACGCACTGGTCATGTCAAACCCTCAGTTTCGTGAAACCATGACAGAAACCATGATATATGAATTGACACAAGAGTGGGATGATTGTATCGACCTGGATACAGAAGAGATGGAGGACTTTATGGACATGTGTATAGACGAGTATTTTGACATGCATGACTATTTGCCCGAGATTGTCCCGCCAACACGGTCGCGTAGGAGCGCCGCTATCATTCGCGATGACCCCGACCTCGTCCATATTGAAAAACAGATTGCGCATTTGCAGGCCATTGAACAACCCAAACAGCGGACCAAGGAATGGTATGAATTCCGCAATGAATTGCTGAGTGCGAGCAACGTATGGAAAGTGTTTAGCACCGATTCCCAAAGAAATAGTTTAATCTTTGAAAAATGCAAGCCAATGGAAACGGGGGATGCCAATGCAAATGGATATGTCAATATAAAGAGCCCGCTTCATTGGGGGCAAAAATATGAACCCGTCAGTATTATGATTTATGAAGCGCAATACAATACACGCGTCGCCGATTTTGGCTGCATTCGGCATCTCACATATCCCTTTATTGGTGCATCGCCCGATGGCATCAATGTCGATCCCGCATCGGACCGCTATGGCCGGATGATCGAGGTCAAAAACGTAGTGGCGCGTGAACTCAACGGAATACCACTGGAAGCCTACTGGATCCAAATGCAATTACAGATGGAAACGTGTGATTTGGACGAATGTGACTTTATCGAAACCCAGTTCAAAGAATACGAGGATGAAGACCAATTTTATGCAGACAAGATCTACGATGATAAAGGGGTCATCCTCTATTTTGTGAGCAAGGGTTCTAATCTAGGTCTCAATATGAATGCGCCCCATTATGAATATATGCCAATGTCGATTGCACTTACAAAAGAATCAGTGGACGAATGGATCGAAGATACGCGCAAAAGGTTGCGCAATGAGTATGCCCTATATACCACTATTTTTTGGTATTTGGAGGATTATTCATGTATTACAGTGCAGCGAAATCGTCAGTGGTTTGTAGCAGGTGTTGAACAAATTCGGGAAACGTGGAATACAATTTTGGCGGAACGCGTGTCGGGATATGAACATCGCGCTTCCAAAAAACGTACCCAGGTGGAGGTCATTTCTACGAATGTGGGAACGAGTCAATATATAAAAAATATGCCGGTCATAAAGATGGGATGCTTGATCAAGTTGGATCATGAGACGTCGATCGATGTGGATACAAGAGCACAGGAAACAAGTAATGTTTATGAAAACGTCATGATGGGACAAGATGAGGAACAGGAACAGGAACAAGAACAAGAAGATGAATCTATTACAGAAAACGACTTAAATGGTTTCTAATATATTATATCAACACACGAAGGATGTCCCGTTCATTTGACGATGAGAAAGAAATGTTTGTTACCAAGCGCGGCGGTCAGCGCGAAATCGTTTCGTTTGACAAAATTTTGCAGCGTATTAAACGTATTGGTCAAGAGGTCGACATCAAATTGAATTATACATCGCTCGCCATGAAGGTCATTGATCAATTGTATGACGGTATTTCGACAACCCAAATCGATGAATTGACATCGGAACAGTGTGCATCGCTCGCCAGTACGCATCCCGATTACAATACGCTGGCTGGGCGCATTGTCGTGTCAAATCATCAGAAAAACACATCATCGTCGTTTGTCGAAGTGATGACGCGTCTATATGAATACAAGGATAAACACGGCAAACAGTCACCACTCGTATCCGACGAATTGATCAACACGGTGAATGCCCACGGCGAATTCTTCGATGGAATGTGCGATTATTCGCGAGATTATCTGATCGATTATTTTGGTTTCAAGACCCTGGAACGAGCGTATTTGATGCAAATCGACCGCCAAATTGTGGAAAGGCCGCAACACATGTGGCTCCGCGTGGCGATTGGTATCCATGGTGCAAACTCGCTCGATCGTGTCAAAGAAACCTACGATTTGATTTCGCAAAAGTATTTTACCCATGCCACACCCACGCTCTTCAATGCGGGAACGCCCCATCCGCAATTGTCGAGTTGTTTTTTGTTGGCGATGGAGAGCGACAGCATCGAGGGCATTTATAATACGCTAAAGGATTGTGCGCTTATTTCCAAGTGGGCGGGCGGCATTGGGCTCCATATCCATAATATCAGGGCATCGGGTTCGCATATTAGGGGAACCAATGGTTCGAGCAATGGTCTCGTTCCCATGTTGCGCGTGTTTAATAATACGGCCAAATATGTAGATCAATGCGTGGTACCCGAGACCATTATTTATACGACAGATGGACCAAAACAAATCCAAGATTGTGTGAGCGGAGTGACGCAAGTTTTCAACAAGACGGGCGGAGTAGAAACGATTCAGCGCGTATTGGAGCATAGTCATGACGGAGAATTGATCGAAATATATAGCGGAAAGTTTCGCACCCCTTTACGTATTACCGGAGAGCATCCAGTCTTGCTATTGAAAAATGGCAGCACACCGACCACCACATATTACACCAACGCAGATTTGATACATTTTATAGGATTAGAAAATCCACCATTCGTATGGACCGACGCAAAAGACGTGCGCGAAGGAGATTGGATTGTGCATTCGATTCCCAAATATGAAAAGGACGATTCTTCGATTAGCGAAGAGACGGCGTACATGTATGGAGTGCTTATATCGTCGATTCAAGAGTATAATCCGCAGTTTTATACCTTCAAATTGTACGAAGACAAACGCGAGGCCGTAAAGAAATACCTTTCTGAAAACTGTTTAGAATATGAGCAAGAAGAGGATGGTGGTCACTTTATTCGCGTACAAAAATCGGTTCATTTTCCTTTTCAGCATTCCGATTTTTATGGAGAACAGAATAAGATTCGCATCCATCCGCGATGGCTATTCTTGTCTTTGAAAAAAACAACGGCTTTGCGAATCGGTTTGACAAATGTACTTCGCATGAATGAGACGCGAAATAGGTTTGAAGAAGAAATCCAATTTACACAAAAGCGTGTTTTGAATGGTTCCGTCGCCAATTACTTCTACATGGATGGAGTAGGATATATCTTTTGTAACAAAGATGTCATCTTGTATCCTGTTACGGAGATAAAAACGTGCCAGTATAGTGGTACTCTCTATGATTTGCAAATGGAGACGGAGCACAATTATACATTGGCCAATGGAGTCGTGCACAATGGCGGCGGAAAGCGCAATGGCAGTTTCGCCATTTATTTGGAGCCATGGCACGCCGATATAGAGGTCTTTTTGCAGATGCGAAAGAATCACGGCGAAGAAGAGTTGAAGGCGCGCGATTTGTTCTATGCCCTGTGGATTCCCGACCTCTTTATGGAGCGCGTCAAGTCCGATGGACAGTGGACCTTGATGTGTCCCGACGAGTGTCCCGGATTGGCCGATGTCTATGGCGATGCCTTTGTCCAGCTGTATGAGAGTTATGAGGCGGCGGGTCGAGGGCGTAAAACGGTCAAGGCACGCGAGCTATGGTTTCAGATGATGGATGCTCAAATGGAGACGGGAACGCCCTATTTGTTATACAAGGATGCGTGCAATAAAAAGTCGAATCAGAAGAATTTGGGCACTATCAAATCGTCGAATTTGTGCAGTGAAGTAGTGCAGTATTCCGATGCAGAAGAGACGGCGGTCTGCAATTTAGCGAGTATTGGATTGCCCACGTTTGTCAACCCAGCAAGCGGACAATTCGATTTTGAAAAACTCCACACCGTTGCCAGCGTCGTTACGTATAATTTGAACCGGGTGATTGACGTTAATTATTATCCAACAGAGAAAACGCGCAAGAGCAATGTGAGACATAGACCCATCGGAATTGGGATCCAGGGATTGGCCGATGTCTTTATGATGATGAACATGCCCTTTGCCTCATCCGATGCCAAACAGATGAATCGCGATATTTTCGAGACGATTTATCATGCAGCCGTTTCCGAATCATGTAGACTCGCCGAGGAAGAGGGTCCATATGAGACGTTTCAGGGATCACCCGCGAGCAAGGGCGAACTCCAGTTTGACTTATGGTCCGTCGACCCGACCCAGGTGCGATATGACTGGCTAAGTCTCAAGGAGCGCGTCAAACTCCATGGTTTGCGAAACTCGCTACTCTTGGCACCGATGCCCACTGCATCGACATCACAAATTTTGGGATTCAATGAGTGTATTGAACCGATAACGAGCAATATTTATAGCCGCCGAACGCTCGCAGGAGAGTTTGTTTTAGCCAATAAATACTTGATGCGCGATTTGATACGCCTGGATTTGTGGAATGACAAGATCAAAAACAACATTATTGCGAATCATGGTTCGATTCAGCAGATTAAGGATATTCCGGACGACATCAAGGAGATTTACAAAACGGTATGGGAGATACCGATGCGCGATTTGATTGACATGGCGGCGGATCGCGGAGCGTTTATTTGTCAGAGTCAGAGTTTGAATCTATGGTTGGAGGATCCGATTTATAGTTCGCTGACATCGATGCACTTTTATTCGTGGTCCAAAGGATTGAAGACGGGCATCTATTATTTGCGCCGAAGGGGGAAACACCGTGCCCAACAATTTACGATTGAGCCGGAACGGGGTGGCGCATGGGGGAAAGAGATGGTAGAGGAAGAACACGAGATTTGCGACATGTGTTCTGCTTAGTATCAGCAATGCTATGAAAAATAAATATGTATATTATATTAGAGTAGGTTTAATATAATGTCACGACGCAAAGCTCGTGATGATGAAGACGAAGATGAATATGGTGATGATGATGTAGAACTCGATCCTGTAAATAATAGTGATACATTTAGACAACTTATTGTTTTAGGAACTGAAAACGTAAGACGTACCGGATTCCGCGCAGACGCGGGACGTCCATTTATACACAGTGGAGAGACAAAACCTAAATTGGGAGAATATGCAACTATTTCAGATGGAACACCGCATGGTGCAGTTCATTCAATGGCTAAAATGTGTAAACAAATTTTAATTGATAATAGAGAAACAAAAATTGATTATGACTCATTAATAGGATCTTTGAGCAGATTAACCCGTAAAGAGATGGATACAAATAAAAGAATCATTGTTGATTTCTGTAGTTTAGTAAATAGAACACTTCAAAGTTTAAACACCACTTATTTAAAAAAAAAAGGAGGTGATAAACTTAGATATGAAGAAGAGATTATTAAATTGTGGTCATGTATTTTATGCAAAGGATTATCAGACATTAGTCAATATGGAGCAGCTTTGAGAATGTTACCATTTAATGATACATACAATGAAAAACTTCCATCCAGTCAATTAAAAGAGTTGACATATGGAACGTTTATCTCTAAAAATAAAATGGAATTCATCAAACGAGTTTGTAGATTCTTAGAAATCGGTACGATTGTTGGAGTTAGTTCGGATAAAATAGCAGCATCCCTCATGACAAACATTTCGAGTTTATATGGAGACACATCACTATCAGTACTTTGTACGAGAAAAAGAGAGTCAGCATCGGCATATATTATTTTGCAGAATTACAAAGTGGCTCTCCTTGCCCAATTAATTAGCGATTGTCAACCACAAACCGCAGGATCGAAAAAATGTTTATTCGAAGGAATGGATACAGTAAAGGCAAATTTTTGCGAGTATACAGATAGGTCATCTGTATTTGCAGCAAGACAAGTTCCTTTTACAGAAGATAGAATTCAAGAATTATTTGATAATTTTTTCAAATGTAAAGAAAAGATGGCATTTTTTTCAGAAGGTAGATCATTTTTTGATACATTTGAAGATATGATAAAAATAGAAAAAAAAGATTATACACGTCATACACATTCAGATAGACTACATGAATTATTAGAAATTGATCGTTTTTCCCATAATACAATAAAGATGATAGACTTTATTGGTAATATTTATTTCATGGTTCAACGTAATTTCGAAGCATTTAATGAATATGCTGAGAGCATATGGCTGTGTGAACAAAGGCCATGTCCCGGTTATCGTAAAGGAAATCATACAAGTTATAGATATGCATATACTGTTGCCAATATTGTATATAAATTGCTTTTTCCGTTTGATCCACGTATAGATAAAACCTCAGAAATAGCTGAACAGGAATTGTTATCGGCAACAACAGATGCAATAAATGGTCATGATTTTAAAAAGGTGGAATGTGTAAAAACATTGGGTGGTTTATTTTTAGGTATTATTCAAGGCGATAAAGCAGGTATAGATGATAATGAAGATGAATCGATTGTACGCACATTGCGAAAAAATAAAATGGCTAGTATTTGTCAAAATGGTGAAAATAAATTTGAATATTCGTTTGATTGTAATAATAATTTTCTTATCTCTAAAAAATTCAAATTTCCAAAACCAAACATGGATTGGTATTTATTTGAATGTCCGTTCTCATTTGCACCTATATTTGCTGTAATCGATTTTACTGTGGGTCAACAACCCTTTTCATCGTATAAAGTTGAACTTCTTAACTTATTGTTGGATGAAACCTATGACGTAAGCGATATAAAAGAACACGAGTTATTCCGCGTTACGTACCCCAGTAAGATCATTGAATATATTTCGTCACTCATTGAGCGAAAGTTAAATACATATTTTGAAGTATTTTCTCCGCCATCTTATTATGATGGCGCAGCTCCTTACAAAATTAGACCCTTGTCTCTAGGCAATGAATATACATCTATGGTTACATTGACAACTAGTCATACATTAGTCATGCGAACAGTACATACAAAATCAGAAGGTCCATTATTACAAAATTATGTTGAACGAAATGTAGATAGGGGTAAATTCGCCATAATGACACCTTTAACCAAGGTAATTAGTGAACTATCAAGTAATCAAAAAGAAATATTAAAAACCAGCAATCCATCAATTGATAGATTTGATCGGATTTGGAAACATCCTAACATGGTTGTTGATGAATTTAAAGGAGACATGTTTAAAACATTATTATACGGACTGAACCGAAGAAAAAATGTGCTTATGAAAAATTTTTGTGAAAAATATACTGATTTCGATAGTGATAATTTATTATCGTTTAATAGTATTACCTCACTTGAGGAGTTAAAAGATAAATTCAAAAAAATTATGAGAAAATTTTTAAATGTAATTATATCACCAAGTGAGGATGAAGTAAAAAAAGATGAATTATTGGATATATTTGAAAAAATTGTAATGTATGCAGAAACAAGTGACGAAACATACTTAGGTAAAGTACAGTATGCTAAAAAGCATTATCTCGTTACTGATACAAATACGGTTAAACAGCAAAAAATGAAAGAAATGTTGATAGAAGCATCAAAACATATACAAAATGCTTCTTTTAATAATAGACTTCCAATGGCAGCTGATATAGTAAGAAGAAATCCTCTTTTAAATCCAGGAAAGAAAGGTGATACTGCTAAAAAAAGGAGTGATGTGAAATATGGTAGCGATTATGATGCAAGTGCAAGCGATAGCGATTCTTCAAACAGTAATCCGCATAAAAAAGGTAAAAGAGTGACAGCAAGAAAAAAAAGTGGCGTCAAAAAACTCACGTTTGAAGAAAAAATACAAGCGATTCATAGCGAATTAATTAGAAGATATGGCGAGGAAGAGGGAGCAATTTTAACTGACAATTTTATTCAATGGAATAATGAAGAAGCTAGTACTCCTCAAGGATTTAGTGACGTGTTTCACGAACTCCAAATGAAATTTTTTCCTAATTCACCTGCAAATAAACAAAGTGGAAAAACTAAAAAACGAGGCCGGAATTCGTCGGAATCGTCGCCATCTGCTGCTAAAAAAAAGGGAAAGGTTGAAATTCTTCCTTCTTCTCCTTCTGATATAATGGAAGAATAAACAAAATACGCGCATAGTATAAAGCATGTATTTTGTTGTGGAAGCCCTTTTCGTCGGTCTCTACACCGTCATTTTATACCTCGCTCTAAAACAAGTGGCCCCCATCCGATCCGCGTTTCTCTTTCTCTTTCTCGTCGGATTCTCGAAACATCTCTTGGGAAATGTCCTACAAATCCATCAATATTATTGCAAACACGGCGAAGCATGTGCAAAAATCAAACCATCATCAAAATCCAGTGGTCCATTTGAACCGACGACCCAATTGATCGCCGAGTCGTTGGTCGAAGGCGCACTATTTGGCAGTTTTAGCTATACGGGTCTATTAGACGGTCCTATCCGGATGTTTGAAGTTGGCTTCTTGTTGCACATCTTGGCGGAATGGATTGGATACCACAATTATTTCTGTACACACCGATGTTCAGAGAAATAGTTTGTCTTTGCATTCTTTGTCCATTCTTTATCCATTCTTTGTCCATTCTACATATATTATTTGTTATCGCGAATAATTTGTCGTATGATAGGCGATGTATACTTTATTTCATCTGCATCTCGTAATAATTGTTGTATTTTAATAAATACTCTCGATTTGTTTTTTTTCGACATTGTGTTATCTAGATATTTGGGATAGAGTTCAATCAAGGCAATATCGATTTCACTTTGTTTTTTTATGGTTTCTAAAATATTAGTTGTTTCAGATTGATAATCTAACAATTCTGCTTCAGATAATAATTCAGAAATATACGCATTTTTTTCTCGAATGTATTGTTTGGTTTCTTCAGATCCAGTTTTCAAAAATTTTGTTATAAGATTCTTTATTTTTTTATAAGTAACTCTTGCATTTTTTTCAAGTTCATTCTTTTTCATATTATCCCATTGTTCTTCAGTAAACAATGCATCTAAATTACCAAGATCAATAGTTGTCGCCGGACTATATTGATCGGGACTTGTCTTGGGAGACCATGATCGATGATCGTCTATATGAACTACATATTCCGATTTTTTGGGTCTACGAAAGATATCCGATGTTCGTTTTGTAATATTATGTACATATGGACCTTTTTGATGCGACAATGGCGACCTCGATCCACCGTATTTTCTCTTTTTTGTATGCATTTTGTATAGATATACTATAATAGTATAGTATATTTATATAATGAAATATCTAGTATATACGTCTCTATTTTTTATCATAGCTATTATACTATCGACCTTGTTACTGTTATTATTTACAAGAGTCAATGAATCTTATTCAAATTATGGATCAGTTGCGAACGATGATAGACCAACGCAATCGAATTCAACGATTAACAATCCATCCCCTGACCAGGTACCTACGTCAAACTGTATTGGTCAATATTGTTGGAAAACAACGGCATCTGCCTATAACCAAACAGCGACCATCCCGGAAAGTATAGGGAAATATGGATATATTCACAATTACGATGTTTTGCCGGACGGCAAGGCAACCGGAAAGAAACACGATGCCAGCCATAATTCACTATTGGATTTACCGGGTCCCTTTTCGGGACACTTTTTATTGGGGTCAGAAGCTAAACCATATTAGCCATATCAACCATGTTTCTTTCTCTCTGTAATACAAACCATGGCCGATTTTTGGCGCGTTACGTGGATTTACTGTATTTTCATTGTCTTCTTTGTAATTTTCATTATTATACAATACAAAGATCCACTCGATCATTGGTTACAAAGAATGGGGCGTCGCATGGAATCCTTTGAAGATGGAACAGTCACAAAAGAATCCGACTTTGGTCAAGGAACGAGCAAAGGAACGACTAAAGGTATATCTAAAGATATAGACCAAGGAAGCACATTCAAGGGCGTCGGTTATGCAGACGAATCGGATGAATACGACGAACCTGTCATTCATCCCAACTTTATCAGCGAGGTCGAAGCGCATCATATTTTGACCGAGGCCAAAAGCCGGTTTGAAACCTCTGCTGTCTTTGGTGGCCTCGATACCAATATACGAAAAAGCGAAACCGCCTGGCTACCAAAAACCGATCCCGTGGTACGTCAAATCATTCAACGAGCATGCAATATGGCGCATTATTCCATCAACAATGCCGAAGAACTCCAAGTGGTCCGCTACCAACCCAATGGGTTTTATAATGAACATCACGACGCAGCGTGTGACGACGATGCGCAATGCGAAGAGTTTGTAAAAAATGGGGGGAATCGTGTATTGACGGTTCTCATTTATTTAACGGATGATTTTGAAGGAGGCGCTACGCGCTTTCCCAACCTGGATAAAGAGTTCAAACCCCCCAAATATAGTGCAGTCGTATTTCACCCACTGGAAAAATGGGGCAACCGGTGTCATCCCCACGCGCTCCATGCCGGTATGCCCGTCCTTTCAGGAGAAAAATATATATGTAATATTTGGATACATGAGGGGAATTTTACATCATCGTCCAAGTAATTTAGTCTATTAGCATACAGTGGCCACCATCAGTTGCGATTCGACCGTGGTTCTCATCTGAAACCGGAAACGGAGTTTGACAAAACATTGAAGACAGACAAACGTATCCACGAGCGAATTGTGTAAATTGGGGGGCGGGGATCGCGCAAAGAGAAACTGATATAATTCGGTCAGAGTGGGGCTCTTGTACCCACGCGTACCCGTCGGTCGCGGCAACTTGCAAATGGAGCGACCCACATTCATTGTGCAATAAGTTTCAATATTATGTAGTACATGATACATATCATTGAAAACGCATCGCCAAAAGGGACACTGTTTCTCAATAGAAGGTCCGTTGCGAAGCAGCTCAATGGCGATCATTTCCCGGTCAAATGAAATGTTGTGTGCCACGATACAATCACACAACATGTATTCTTTGTAAAATTCGGTCAATACTTCGCCAATTGACAGACCCTCGCGATCGCATATTTCCCGCGTGATGCCGGTGATATCAGTAATGACAGGCTCGATCACAATTGTGTCGGCCACTTTGACATAGGCATCGTATTTCTTGACTACCTTCCATCCGGCCGTCTCATAAATGACAAAACTGAGCTGTAATATATATGGACACTCTTCCGTGGTGGGTGATATAACGATATTTTTCACCTTTTCCTTGCTGTCCGACGAGATACGTTCGAGCATGCGTTTCTTCTTTGGAATCAGGCCCGTCGTCTCCACGTCGAAAACCATGATTCGTTTGCGATTTGTCCTCTTGGACCAAACGGCGGTTTCTTTGCTCATACTGTGGATACCAATAATAAACGGTCTTTTATGATACCCACTGTTTTTCTTATTGACGGTTCAATTTTTCATATAACCAACTTTTGTAATTGTTTATATATCTATGTTTATGTTGGTAAATATGATTTATGAGAAAATTGAAGTACTTTTTTCACAAATCATATTTAGCAAGCCAAGTGCCAAGACGATTATCAAGTGAAGAGAAAAGCGTAAAGAGAGAAAAGAGAGAAAATGTCTGCGTCTGCTGCTGCTACACAGTGCAAGATTTTGCCCACCCATTTGGTGAGCGAGATTGTTGGTATGGCAAACGCTGCCAATGGCAAGGACCCAGTCGTCGTGCAAATCCATCCCGATACAGGTAAACAAGTGACGGAACCCAACTCCGCCCTTGTTGCGCGTCTTACCGAGTCCGTGCGGGGTGCGGCCAAGTTATTGAAGCAATACCGCCGTTTCTTCAAGCTGGCACACCGCGAACTCAGTGATCTTGACCCGGAGGACGAAGACGAAATCGTAGAGGCCATTGAGGAACTTGCCGAAGAAGACCCCGATATTGACGAAGTGGTTAAAGAGGCAGCGTACTGCTACTTTGGCATTGACGAAGCAGATTGCTGTGTTTGTCCTATTTCCCAAGCCTTTTACCGAGTAGCCTTTGACATTGCCAACCAACTCAGCAGCCTCACATTGAAGATGCGCCGCGAATATTTGACCATGGTGATCGAGACAATTCATGAGGAAAACCCCGACCTGGATCTTGCCATGTATGAGTTCATTGCATACTACACGAAGGATTACCCACTCGTGCAAAAGGTGTTTCCCAACATTCCTGCGTGGGCCATTGCCGAACAAGAGGCCGACGCGGCTCACCCCACATTTCAGTTTGCGTACGAGCAGATTTCGGCCTTTTCACGCAATGACAGTCTCGATGTCTTCAAGTGGGCAAATCGCAGCGAAGAGGAACGCAAACGATGGCTGTCTGTAGTGAATGGGGAAGAGTGGAAGAAGAAAAGTGCACAGAAAAAGTCAATCGTCGATGGGCTCTTGGAATTGTATCCGCACTGCACGCGCGAACAGGTGATGTCCAAAGTGGGTGAGCTGCAAAAAAAAGGCCAACTTCTTTAGTTTTAGATAGATGTTTAGTTTAGTTTTATAATGTAACCTTGATAATATAATGTAAAATCGGTATAAGCAAAACCTTTTTTCATCGAAAAATCTTTATCGACGAATCAACATAAACATAAACGTGTATATTTTATCAATCAAACTATTATGGCGGATTCATCGCTGACGTTTGTCACCGCATATATCAATATTTATGGGGATAAGCCATTTGAAGATAAAACGCATGAATGGCGGTTCTCCAAATTTCGCGACATTGCTGAAACAGGTATTCAATTGGCCATCTATGTAAGTGCCGATTGTCACGATTTGCTGTGCAACTTTATCAAGGACCTTCCGAATGTTCGCATCATGAAAGTGGTTAATATCGACGAAACGTTTGCTGCAGAAGTATGCGACATGGTGTCTAAAGAAATGACCGATTCGGCAGAATCCGAACCCTTTGTATTCGATTTGCCAAGCCATCGCAATGAGCCAAAGGATATTCATGGATATATTCACCTCATCAATTCCAAGGTGGCATTTATGGCAGATACGATTGAGATCAATCCATGGAATTCGACGCATTTTGCCTGGATCGATTTCAGTATTTCGTATGTATTTCATGATATACCGCGATCACAGGCAATGCTTCGCGCAATGTCTCGGCGTAAATATGCCGCTTCTTTTTTATCCATCACTGGATGTTGGCCCGAATTGGCCAAGGAAAATCTGTGGACAATCCTAGAACATATTCACTGGCGATTTTGTGGCGGATTTTTCATCGGCGACCGGGCAAGTATTCTCGATTTCCACGACCGGTATTGCGCCTACTTTCCCCAATTTTTGAAAGAGCACAAGAAACTCGTGTGGGAAGTGAATTTTTGGGCCTGGTTGGAAATGGAGACGGATTGGCGACCACATTGGTTCAAGGGCGATCATAATGACACAATTTTGCACATGTGTTCCGACTTTTTCTCGGAATGTATTGCGGATCAAACAAAGCAGGTCGTGAAATATGATTATCCAAAAATTGAAACATATTTACCTATGTCCGCATGTCACATCTTCTACAAGGGTGAGCACTGGCTCAATACGCGTTATGTCAATTATTGGTATTTGGATTCCGGACATTGTGTTATTGAACATCCCGACCAGCATATTATTACCAAGAATATGATTTCTAGGTTACATCCACAAACCATGATTCCGACCGACTATAGAGAAATGGACGATGCAACTGTGGGTCTTCCGTCCAATGCCTGTTATTTTTACGGTTTAGAGGATATTCGACTGTTTGAATCGAATGGACAAATGCGGTTTATTGCGACCAATATCAATTATTCTCCCACGGGTCGGAATCGGATGATCGTCGGCGATTTTGATCCTGTGACGGCGACCTATTCGAATTGTATCGGGACGATGCCGCCCAATCCGGATAGTTGGTGCGAGAAAAACTGGATTCCGCTCGTACGCAAAGACATGGACACGGGTCGCGATGCCGAGTTTTTCATTTATAAATGGTGGCCAATGGAGATTGGCCAATTGGACCCCGAGACAAACCAACTCTCCATTGTTGAGACGTTTCCACTGACGGCGCCACTGTTTGATCGGGTTCGTGGGTCGAGTCCGTTTATCGAATGGGGCGAATTTTTGTTGGGCGTCGTCCACTTTAGCGAGGAGTTTTTGCCGCGGCATTATTATCATATGATGGTCATGTTGGACAAAAAGACATTTCGGCCTGTGAAATATAGTCGCTCATTTTGTTTCCAACGCGTGGGTATTGAATTTTGCATTGGTCTCACAGTGCGCGATGGTGATTATCTCTTTTGGATTTCGCAGTTTGATCGCGAGCCGGTCCGACTAACGGTGCCGATGGATGTTTTGCCATTTGTCTTTGATTTTTGAGTAATAGGTTTGGACCGAGTCATTATTATATCTCAATACACTATAGTTGTTGTATTTATAGTGTATTTTTCTTTGTAATATGAGCATTGATTTAAATGAGTTGGAAAATGTACTTGCAAATATTTTAAAAAGTCAAAGTAGTGTAAATCAAAGTAGTGCATCAGTCGGTTCATCGCAAAATGTAGAGAATGCGAATTTTTTCATGAATGAAGCAAATGTATTATTTCAATCCATGGGAGATCTTTTTAAATGGCTTGGACAAAAAATGATAGGCATTGAAAATAATACGAAAGGATCAGCAAATTCATCAAATACTTCAAGTAAAAGTAGTCTAGTATCTACAGATGTTGCATCGAAAACAGAGAAGGAGGATGAGATCCAATCCTATACTACAATAGTGGTTGAGGCTGTAAATATGAATAAACCTGAAAAATTTATAGTAAAAGGTGATAATAATGAAGAATTAAAGAAAGGCGTTCAATCAATTAATTATGCGATATCATTAGAGAATTCATCGATTGATTCATTTATTTCAAGATTAGAAGATATTGAAAAAGATTTTTTTTCGCAACCAAATACTCTTTCTGTATCTGTAACGCCGCAATTATACCAAAAAGAATCTACCAATAAAATTTTTAAATCGGTTTTACTTCCTAAAATACAACATATTGAAGGGTTACTTGATCTAAAATTACTATCTGAATCACAAAGTCTATCTGAAACACAAACACAAACGATCGAAAGTTTAAAGGAGGCGAAAAAAAGCCTATCATCATTATCAAACGAGTCAGCTGAATTACTTCAAGAATTATTTAGTAGTGTATCAGATAAAATGTCTAACCCACAACTAACAGATATCACCATTACTGATACCGGAACTATAAGTCTATTTCGCAAAAATATCAGAAAAGCAGTAGCAGTAACTGCATCCATGATAATGGATGTAAACAATATCTTTATTTCTATGGGACAACATATAATTCAAGATGATAAATTGGGAGGTGCTATTTTTTTCAAATTAGATAAAGATGGAACTGTATTGGAAGAATTACACAGCGCCATTTTCAAAGATTCGAATGAATATGACTGGTTTGTTACCAAGGCAGGTGGTGATCGAAATAATCTATGGACAAAGATTGAAGGTGGTTTGGAAGGGAAAATTCTAACCGATAACATACCACCCGAGGTTGCTAAATTGCGCGATGCCGTAAGGAGAACACAAAAAAATACTGCTGTTGCTGCTGCTGCTGCTGCTATTCCTCCTTCTACTACTGCTCATAGTGCTACTCTTAGTGCTTTTCCCGGTGGCAACAATACCACCAAAAAATATTACAAGCGCGCTACGCGCACCAAACGCCCACGCCGTATCGGCCGACGCACACGATAATCGGTTTACTTTTGCACGGTCAACTTCGCAATAAACCCAGCAATCTGTTCTAACCATACATTTCCGGGATCAGCAGGATCGGTCGGGTCATAGTTGGCCTGCTCGTTCGTTCGCAAATGTAACAATTCGCAATCCGTCAATTGCATGAGCCAAGTCTCATGATATTGACGACACGTTTCCAAATAGGCGAGTGGAATATTCGACTCCCCCTCCCGGTCGCGCCCCCGGATTCGATCAAAACATACTTGCGCATCCGCGTCCACATAGATAATACCATCGAGTGCAAACTCGTGTGCAGAATCTTCAAAGAATCGGCGATAAATTTGATAACACACATCCTCTATTTTGCCCTCATCTGCTAGCATGTTTGCGAAAATATGGCGATCCGCATCGAGAGATCGTTCGCAAACAATCAATTCACAGTCGGGATGTTCTTTGGCAATCCGTCGCAATTCGGCGAGCCGGGTCGCATAGGCCATCACCTGAAACGGGAATGCATACTTGGCCGGATCGGCATAGAATTTCGACAATATGGTTTCACCCGTAACCTTGTCCTGGATGGTGGCCCATTCATCGACAGGTTCGCGCATAAATATCCATTTTTGGTTGGTTTCATTTGTTGTACTAGCGTGGCGCTGCATGAGCTGTTCCAAGAGCGTCGTTTTACCAGCGCCGATATTGCCTTCGATGGAGATGATACGCGGGAACATGTTTGTTTACAAAATAATCACTCGACTTTATTTGAAGATGTGAAAGACATAAATTCAATCAATTTTTCATCTTGGTTTGCAATAATATAACATTACTTTACACCGATAAATCAATTAAAAAGCAAACCTCCATATAAGGTTTGCTTTTTAATTGATTTATCGGAAACGTTGCTCTTGAAGATCTTTTGGGACGCTTTTAGAGCGTCCCATTTTAAATCTTAAGGGTGTATAAGTAAAACTGGTATGAATATTCCTGTGATTTATCCAGGAAGGTTTGATGAAATAAGAAATAAAAGTATCGAATTGGCAACCACTGTACAACAACATCTTTTACAGAATAAACAAATAGATCCTAACAATGATGATTCGGCCTTTTATCCAAAACCGCGCCCGCTTCCCAAGCCACTTGACGATCCACTCAAAGGTATCGACGTAGTTTATTACATCAATTTAGCAAAATCGGTCGATCGACGCACCGCGATGGAAACCATGTTCAAAGATCCAGTGTTTAACGGTATTCCAATACATCGATATAATGCAGTCAATGGATATGAAACAGAGGGTACAGTAGACAATATGATGGAGATCACACAACGAACAATTACCAATAAAGAATATGCATGCACATTGAGTCATCTTGAATGTATCCGACTTTTCTCAGAAACAGATCATCCAGTTGCCCTCATCATGGAAGACGATATGACACTGGAATATAAAAAATATTGGTCCAAGTCAATTCAAACTGTCATAGATAATGCGCCATATGACTGGGAAATCATTCAATTGTGCTATATTATTGGGAATCAATTCCCGCGTCAAACCTATACGGCTAGACATAAGAATGGGTTTTTGGCATGGTCAGCGGGAGCATATATTATAAAAAATGCCGCGGCAAAACGTATGATGAATGAAATCTATATTCCCGATACAAAACGCTATCGCCTGGACGCGAATCACCATCACGTAGCAGATAGTATTATTTATGAGTATTGCATTTCATATACATACAAATTTCCCTTTTTTGTTTACAGAAGCGACAATGATTCCACCCTACATAGTGATCATTTATCTTGGCACGAGTCTGTAAAAAAACGGGTCACTAACATGTATCAAGCCATGTATCCGGAGAACGATGCGGCGATTTTCCAAGATATTTCAGAAGGTTTTGGGGAAAAGGATTTAGCAAATGGACCCTCTTTGCAATATTATTCGTATATGTATCTTGGTATGTCGGCCGCATTTCTTTTATTCTTTCAACTTTCCAAGATGGATATTGTAAAATCTTGGTATAAACGCTTTTTTGCGCGGAAAAAAATAGGCATATAGTATATATCATAAAAATGGCGCAACGCACATACAAACGGAAAACGTCAAAACGAACGGGTGGAACAAAGTTGAAAAAATCGACTAAATCTGTGAAAGTTTCACGTAATGCAAAGGATACAAAAAAGACATTAGCTGCACATTCAAAGATGGTACGTGAAAAAGAATTAAACCGTTTAATGCATGAAGGCAGGGATATCTTTGATTATCAACGAAATCCTTTTCGCGATATGCCGGAATATCATAGTAATAGTCAAACTTAACTATAGTTCTCCAAATCGTCCCTAAATAAGGACACTTTGTATAATGTCGCTTCGCGACATCAACCTGATAATCCACGAAGTGGATTATTTTGGGAAACTTGGCATACATTTAAATATTTTTTCTTACCATAAATGGTAAGGAAAATATTCTCATCTCCAGGTCATGTTTGACCTGGAGATTAAAGGTTAACGCAATCTTGGAATCGACGCGATTTTCTTCGGCCGAAATCGCAAAAGATCTTTCCCCACTTTTCCAAGAGTTGGAAAATCATCACTATAAATATCTTGTAATAGGATCCACTCAAAGAGTCCACCTGCGTATAAATAAACTTCGGTGAATCCCAAGCTTTGTAATTGCCGGCATTTCTTCTCAGCCGTTTCATCGCATGCATGTTTGCCATAGACCAAGATGCGTTTTGCAGAAACGTCGTAATTTTCCAAGAGTTGGTTGATTGTTTCCTCTTCTTGGTCCAAAGGCAATGTATGTAAAATGAGACAATCTTGCTCTCCCGGGGGCAAAGTATTGATAATAATATGTGATTCTTGGTGTTTTTGAGCATGAATCACATCTTCAAACCCCACTTTTTGTACTTTCTTGGAAAACCACTCAAACAACATGGACTATAATGGTCGCACAAGTTTTTTCTAAATGGAGGACGCGACCATTATGCCCATCTTGTTTGGCCCATTTTCCAAGATTTTTGGAAATAAAAATCGATCCGTAAAAAATTGATCACGTGTGGGGGTACTCTATTAACGATATAATATAAGACCTCACCCACCTATGTCATCAAAGAAACAATCTATATCATACTATACAGCAAGCCCAGCACAAATCCGAAATATGTCCAGCTTGGAAAAATCGCATATGGAATTGATGATGTGTAAGAACAAACTCGGCGCGATTCTATCGCGCATCGCGGGTCAAACTAACGTCGTAACCCTACACAATTACGTCAAGGCATTTTATAACATGAGATATCGCGTCTTGCATGCTTGGAAAATCTACGATAAAGATCGACAACATTTATCGTTCTATCGGGCACATCCTTCATTCACACCCCGCCAACTATGCGATATTCGCGAAATGGTCAATACGAATCTCGATCTGCCCCTGAAACCGGTACAAAAAATTAGTAAATTGGACAAGCGGTATCGTATTTTGGAGCGCATTCCGCCAAAAATATATGATGCTTGTCGCGGCATTTCATCGGTCTATCTTCGCATCAATAAAGACAAAGATTTGTTCTTGGCCTATATGCCGTTGAAGCGGTCCAAGTTTGTCGAATCCGACCCGATGGACCACGATGAGGAACCGGAACCGGAGTATTTCCTACAAGTACAAACATTGGTTTATTTTGACGAGGACCAGGGGGTCGAAGTGATGAGTGCCGTCGACGGACAATTAATCGATTCGTCTGTGCAACGCTATGAATCGTGTCCCATCTGTATAGAATTGATGACTATGCAGGAGGAGCGCACGGTCACAGAGTGCAATCATACATTTCATAAAAAATGTATGGATGTATTGGTAACACGCAGTAATGTATGTCCGTGTTGTCGCGCCGACCTTTCACCACATAATGAAGGAGTTGATGCCGGTCCAAGAACATATGAAGAGTTTCGCGACCAGGTTTCGAGTATGTTGGGTGCACGTGGATGGGGAGATCATCAAGTAGCAGAACTGTTTGAAATGGCGGAACATATTGAAATGGCGGAACATATTGAAATGGAAGATCCATTTGCAGTTTATCTGAGATCTAGGGGAGGACGTTTGTAAAACCATGATTATATAATCAGATTATATCATTTATTAGCTAGCGATGAGACTTGTTACGCGTTCACTGGTGTACGAGATGTTCTATATACTTGATTTATCTTCTTCTGTATAAATAAATCAATTTTTGTTAGGGTTGATTTTGACTTTTATTTACGAGATTTCTTTGTTTTTCTTTGGCGTCTCTTGGTGCGTTTTGTTTTTCTTCCACCACGTCGGCCATGGGAATGTGCGGAACTATGGGAATGTGCGGAACTATGATAATCATCTTCTACCATATAAAATGAATCCTCGCCTTCAATATAAAATATTTTATCTCCTAAATAAGTACTTATAGATACCATTACTTGTACCGCCATTTTTTTTTCCTCTGTAACAGGATTTTTCGGTTTAATCTTACCATGCCTATCACGCGGATTACGCGGATCTTCACGTGGGGTTTCGTGATTTGACCCTTCAAATTGTATTGTAAACCCCCCCGGACCATATTTGTGTGTTCCATCATGATATTTATACATTGCATACGTTGGCGTTATATCGGAACCGCCTGCATTTGAAAATGTCAAAGGTAGTTCATTATCATCGGTTATTGTCATTATAATTTTAATGCCATCTCTTTCGATAGTAAAATCATTTCCACTCTTACGATTTATAGTTATTCCACATTTGGTTTCTAGAATACGTTGAATAGAATAATATTTATATGTATTTAAAATATGTTTAATACCATCCGAAGAGTTAAATAATGCAATTTGTGTTTTATTTATTACATCTATCATTCGAGAACTTGAAACGCTTTCTGTATCGCCCATATTCTCTAAATAATTATACTATTTATATAATATACAACTATATTTTCTACCCAACAAAAAATTGATTAAAACAATGTAGAGATAACTCTCGTTATAAAGAAACGTACGCACCCGATCAAACATAATCAAACTAACTATGGATCTAAAACAAACCAAACTTTCCAAGGCGGAATGGATGAATATCGAGATTCCCGTATCAGACGGTGAAAAACGGGTCTTGCAACTCATTGTCGATGGATATGCAGATGTCAACATTCGCCGGAATGATAACATCTCTCTTTTCGCGTTTGCCAAGATTGAGTATACACCGGAAATCGAGACCCATCTTTATAAACAATATTATGAAAAGGATATTACTGAAATGCGTCGGAAATGGTTGGCTAGCCCGGTCACGACACCCTCACCTGTGAAGGCAGCAAAAGCCCCCGTTCTAAAGGGCGCCGACATGATTCGCATCAAAAGTATCGATGCCAAGCTGAACGCGGCAAATTCAGGCAGTAGTGGCGTTACCAATATATACGAGAACCTCTTGGTCCAATTTTGTCAAGAAATCCTGTCGTCGTTAGCTAACGCTAGTGCTAACGCTAGTGCTTGTGCTAGTGCTAACGCTAGTACTACCGACAATTATGCATTTTATCTATATACTATTCTTCAATTGAAAAAGTCGACCATTCCTTTGGTCAACCGGCACGTGGTCGCATTTGTCGACGAAGTCATCGGTTTTGCCAAAGATCGCATCAGTATGCGCAATGTATTTTACCGTTCTTACGAATATATCGAGAAAAACCCGCACCTTTTGAAATATGAAGATGCGTCCCTCTTTACTCATCAAAAACAGCTGTTTTCCATTTTCCGACGCGAACCCAAGACCCCCAGCCTAACCCTCTATATTGCGCCCACGGGCACGGGAAAAACGCTGTCGCCCATTGGCTTGTCGGCGGGTCATCGCATCATTTTCGTTTGTGTTGCGCGCCACGTTGGTCTTGCCTTGGCAAAATCGGCCATTTCAGTGGGCAAACGCGTAGCTTTCGCATTTGGTTGCGACACGGCGTCGGATATCCGACTCCATTATTATGCGGCCTCGTCCTATACGCGCAATGCAAAAACGGGCGGCATCGGCAAAGTCGACAATTCTGTAGGAGACCGCGTCGAAATCATGATTTGTGATATCAAATCCTACTTGACTGCGATGCATTATATGTTGGCCTTTTCGCCCAAACGGGACGAGGATGAGGACGAAGATGAGGGTCCAGCTGAACCCCGTGATGATGATCTCATTACCTATTGGGACGAACCGACCATTACGATGGATTATCCCGACCACAGTTTGCACGAAACCATTCATCGTAATTGGACAGAGAATAAGATTTCCAAGGTGGTATTATCGTGTGCCACGTTGCCCAAAGAGAGCGAAATTGCGAGTACTATTGCCGATTTCCAAGTCAGATTTCCGGGTGCCAATATACACTCGATTACTAGCTTTGATTGCAAAAAAAGTATTTCCATTTTGAACAAGGATGGGCGTGCAGTATTGCCACATCTCTTGTTTCGCGATTACGGGCAGCTCGTCGCATGTGTCGACCACTGTACAGAAAACAAGACGCTGTTGCGATATTTCGATTTGTCGGAAATTGTCCACTTGGTCAAACGGCTACACGATGCTGGGGCGCTCGACGAAGAATACGAAATCGATGCCTATTTTGCGGGTGGAATCACAGACATTACCATGAACAGCATCAAACAATACTATTTGGAAGTGTTGCGGCATATGGATGGCGATGCATGGCCAGTCCTCTATGATGAAATGGTGGCTGCCCATTCTTCAAAGTTTGGTGGTTCAGTACCTATTCGCAAAATTCAAAGCGAGAGCGGGGTATCGAAGCCGACAAACAGTGCTAGTGCTGGCGCCCCCTTAACAAGAACCATGAGTGTATCTGCTGCTGGTCCAAGTGTTGGCCCCAGTACTGCTGCTAGTACAGGCATTCTCTTGACGACCGAAGATGCACATACCCTGACCGATGGCCCCACCTTGTATTTGGCCGAAGATGTTGCAAAGATTGGCAAGTTTCTCTTGCAACAATCCAAGATTCCCCAAGCCACTTTTCAATCCATTATGGAAAAAATCGCGCGCAATTCGCAAATACAAAGAAAAATGGATGAACTGCAGGCCGAGTTGGAGGATAAAATGGGCGGCGAGATTGAAAAGGACAAGAAGATGGAAAAGGAGATTTTATCGAAAGAGGCCAAGATGTTGTCGAATCGGATTGCGGCACTTTGCGGAGAAATTAGCATGGTGAATTTGGATTCGGTTTATATACCGAATACAAAGGCGCATCAGAGCGTATGGATAAGGAATCAGAACAATGGTTTTGTCAGCAACGCCTTTGTCCCCACAATTGAGGAAGACGTGGTGCGCGAAATCATGGCCATTGACGTCGATGATCAATATAAATTGCTCTTGCTCATGGGAATCGGACTTTTCGACGACAAACCATCGACCAGTGTTGGTGCGGCAAACGGTGGTAGCGGCGGCACTAATCCACGATATCTCGAAATCATGAAACGCCTCGCCTATGAACAAAAGCTCTTTATCATCATTGCATCGTCGGATTACATTTATGGAACCAACTACCAGTTTTGTCACGGATTCATCGGAAAAGACCTCACACAAATGACGCAGCAAAAGACGATCCAGGCAATGGGGCGCATTGGCCGCAACAATATCCAACAAGAATATACGGTCCGATTCCGCGACGATGCGATTTTGACACAACTGTTTCAAAGAGCGGAGCGCAATATAGAGGCCGAAATCATGTCGACCCTCTTCTCATCCGGATAACTTAATATAGCCCAAAAATAATCACAATAATTTGTTCATCTATAATAGAATAGTATGTGTATCAATGCCCCCGTATCCATAGCCTCTTTTACAGTAGGGATCATATCCTCTATTTTTCTAATCTACAAAGGCGCACCCCAGTACGCTTTAGAAAACAAAACCCTCGGTCTCTTCTATATCTATGTTTCTATGATTCAGCTTTGGGAATTTTTCATGTGGATCGACTTGTCGGGAAAAATGGGTCTCAACAAGATTGCCACCATGTTGACACCGGCGTTTATATATCTACAGCCCGTCGTATTATATCTGATAAAGTCCGCGTTTTACAGTAAACAAAGTGTGCTCTTTAATATCGCCACCTTTTTCTATTTTGTCGATCAACTCGCGATGTATATAGACTTTATTATTCATGATAAAACCCTAATTACAACCCCCAACAAAGACGGCGTGTTGGCTTGGAAATGGCGCGTAAATAATGAGCCCAACACGGTCTATTTAGTCATGTTTTTATGGGCGATGTTACTATATTATCCCTTGAATTATGCCGCCTTGGGTATTAGTCTTGGTGTAATATCACTTGTCATTTCAAGAATAACTTATGATACGGAATTTCCCGCAATTTGGTGTATATTAAGTGCCTATTTGCCCATTTTCATTTGTGCAGGCACTTATTTCATTTGATGATGCAGGCATTTCTAAAACAACATCTTGGTCCTTATCATGGTCCATTCGCTCCTTGATCAATTCTTTCGTAATGCACGGCACCACAATGACCTCTATATTCGCTGGAATTACTGATCGATCAAGCAAATGTGCAACATCTTGGCAAATATGCAATACATAAGCCACGTCTTTGTTTTCAATCGTACATTTGCTCGTCCATCGAGCAACAGGCAAAACATCATTCATGGCCTTGACCCTACCGCCGACGCCACAATGATGTGCGGGTCGTTTGCCAGGTTTACCTGATGGGTGTTTGATGAGCCATTCACACGACAAAGCATTGACGTGGGTTTCGAAACCGGACAACAAGACGTAGATTTCCCAAGCCCCCGCTTTGCCGTGCGTCGCTTTCGCTCCGCCCGAGATCTCTTCATTGTGCTGACGCAGCCGGCGAATAGGATCATTGGTGGAACCATTATAGGTCATGTTGCGATAACGCGGATCGCGGTTGCGCAAAATATAGCAAAACCACATGTGGATAAGAGAATGCTTCTTATTTCTCTATATTCTATCGTTTATTTCTATTTCATTTGATTCGTAGAAATAAACAAGCTATAGTCCAATCATTGATTCGCGTTTTCTATATTGCCGATTCTTGTATCTAGTATTTGTAAAATATTATATATTGCTTCTATTTGTATAACTAGTTCGTTTTTGGTCATAATATCTCTATAAGAATTTTATGGATATATTCTTATTCCATTTACAATATATGATTTCCTTTTCCTTTCGTCCAATAGATCGGTAATAATTGAAAAATTATGGGTAATCGAGGTTTTATTGAAAGTTTCTTTTTCTATTTGCTGTTGTTTTTCCAACTCGACGATTCTCGATTGTAAATTTTTGATTTCGTCGCCGACAATAGACATAGACATCGATGAACATTACTAAAACAAAGATCTTATATGGGTTTTTACATATGTATTTTATTAGACAAAGACTAAATACCACCCGTCACACTCAATGCATAAGGGTTGCCCTTGAGCTGACTCATCACATCAGGCGTCGTGCGATCCATTTGCATTCCTTGATATAGTGTGTCTTTCCCCTGCAATCGGCCCATGTTTTGAATACTGGGCGCTTCCGATGGCATCATCGGTGCAACGGCACGGTTATTCACCATATAAGCATCCTTCGCCTTGGCCTGCATGTTAATATCACTATTGAGGAGCGACATGTTGCCCTTGACCAAGCGGCCATCAATGGTCGACGCCTTGATGTCATTATTGCGCTGGCGATATTCGGCATCATAGGGACGGGGCTCGCGCCCACGCTCACCCGCGCTCGAATTGCCCGCATAATAGAAATCGGACTGGTGCTAGCGATTGTTGTCTATCGGCTGTTGTTCCGTCACTTTGTAGGCTCCGCCCAACTGGTTCGCATTCACATTCATATGGAATTTCGATTTTTCCGTCATTTCACGAATTGTTGCTGCAGGAACATCGGTAGGATCATACATGGTGGGTTGAGGAACGTGAAAGCCAACACTCTGATAAGGACGCAAATTGCCCACTGCATTTTCTTTGCGCGATGGACGCATCAAATCGAGCAAGGGCGCGACGACGGCACCCAAACTGCCGCCCATCAAACCAAAATAATTATCTTGGTAATTCGACGTGCGATTGTTGGGGTACGCCATGGTCCCTTTCAAACCATACTCTCCTTCGCGAGCGCCCGATCGCCCCTGGGCCGAAGCGATGGAAAGAGGGACCTGACCCAACTGCTGATTATGGGTTGGCATATATTCGCCTTCGACATAGGTACTCGATTGACCAAAACCGGCACCACCCGCATAATCCGTCGTCGTCTCGGGGCGATTGACAAAACGGTCGACCGGAATAGGGTTGAGCATTTGGCCTTTTTCTGCCCCTGTAGTCGTAAACCAACGGTCCTGGCCCATTTCGAAAGATGCTTCAGGTCGGTTTTTCTCTTGAATACCGTGGTTTCCGCGCATGGTAATGTTACTGATGGCCGGTCCCTCGTGCCCATATAAACCGTATCCCGACGCCTTGGGATTGTTGGCAACACGGAGCTCGTCCACCGTTTTCTCGCGCCATTGATCGCGGGCCAACATGCCGGAATTGAATCCGGCACTTCCTTCACTGGAATAGCCTAAACCAAGACCGGGGGCGACATGGATTTCTTCAAAGGGCTTGACATTGGACATTTTACTACTGGGATTGACACGGGACTGGAAAAAGTCTGTTTGATTGGGTGCACCGTGGGCATATTGGTAATTATCTCCGGGCGCAAACAGGGGCGCCTGTTCCTTTTTTTTATAGACTTGCGTTCCTGTACCAGTGTAGTTGTCCATGATGCTTTCATTGGCCGTTTCTGCAATGGTTCGGCTGCGGACGTGGCTGCCGAAATAGGGAACCATGTTGTTATGGCGGAAATAGTTGTTGTCGACTTGTTGACCGGCCATGGAATAATAGGTGGATGTTGCAGCCGCTGCATCGGGACTACCATTGATACTTCCCGGATTCATGGGGGCACCGGGGTTAAAGACATTGTTATTGACAGCGGGATTGAAAAACTTGTCTGTATAGACCGAGGGTCCATCATACCGGTTGTCCGTCGATAGTTTCGAGGTTAAATCGCGGTCGGGTACGACAACGGGGTATTCATTTGGATAATTTCGGTTGGGAATGTCAGTATTGGGCAAATCTTCCGTATAATAAAGATCGCGACCCTTGTTCTTGAACCCTTCGGATTCATTTATGTTTCCACTTTTACTACTGCGTTGGTTTGAAGCAATATACAATAAACCTGCGGCGACTAAAGGTATACCAAGTTCCATTTATTTTATGGACCGATATTAAATTGTAAATCTTCTATATCTTGTATATATTTTTTATTACATACAAGATTCGGTTATCTCAAGATTGGCGATTCATACACGCGCTTGAAATAGTCCTTTTCCAAGATGCGTGTTTGAATATCATGATGAAACGGGCGTTCCAAATTGGCCTGGGGATCCAATAGGGGCGTTTCCCATCGCGTATGGTCTAAATCTTTGTAGGCCCAGGCAGGATGACTAGCCCTCGATTCTTCCACCATGGGTTGTGCTGATGAATATTGTTTTTGTGTACTTGGTACAGCATGTTGTTTATAATCATTGATATCGACTAAATCGTGGGTAAATTTGCGCGTGAGGCCAAACATGTCACTCTCCAAATTCACTGTATTGGTGCACAAATTGGCACCCCAATGTTGAAGTCGCATTTGGGGATCTTCGTAAAAAGGGAGACCGACACCAGGTCCGGGAGTGTCAAGCATATATCTACCTAAAGCCGTCGTTTCTTGCAATTGTTTTTGAATGCGTGCGGGATCATCGTGAAACCGGGTAAAGGACATGATTGACTATTATATAATACGATAGGTTATATTGTAGAGATATTATTTTATTCTTTGGTATCGACTTAAAGCGTTCCACGATATATACATCACCTATTAAGACATGGAAAAAGTGATAGATCCTGATACGATTTTCTATGTGAACAAGGCAAACAACCCTTTACCTACAGTCTGTCTCAATATGATTGTAAAGAATGAGAGCAAGATTATTACACGTCTTCTCGAATCAGTCGCTCCCTATATCGATTCATATTGCATCTGCGATACGGGAAGCACTGATAATACTGTCGATGTGATTCGTACTTTTTTTAAAACGCGCTCTATCCCCGGTATCATTGTCAACGAACCTTTTCGCGATTTTGGTCACAACCGATCGTTTGCATTAAAAGCGTGTTTGTCCCAAGAAATCGCAGCCGTTTCCGATTATATTTTGCTCCTCGATGCAGATATGGTGCTAAAAGTGAACCCCGCGATTACACCACAGGCCTTTCGCAAATCGCTCACACAAGACGCCTACTATATGTTACAAGGTTCCGAACAATTTTACTATAAAAATGTACGAATTGTGAAAAACAAGGCAGGATTATCCTATTGGGGTGTCACACACGAATATATCAAGACTCCGGAAGGAACCACCTATGGCCAATTTGAAAAAGGCGATGTGTTTATCGAGGACATTGGCGATGGTGGATGCAAAACCGACAAATTCGATCGCGATGTCCAGCTATTGAAGCGCGGGTTGATCGACGAACCTGGAAACGATCGATATACGTTTTATTTGGCGAATAGTTATCGCGATTCCGGTAACCAAGAGGCCGCGATCGAGACGTATAAAAAACGCGTCGAATTGGGTGGATGGCACGAGGAGGTATGGTATAGTTATTATTCCATTGGCAAGTGTTACAAGGCGCTCGGAAATATGACAGAGGCCATTCATTGGTGGATGGAGGCCTACAATTTTTTCCCGGAGCGCATTGAAAATCTCTATGAGATTGTCACGCATTATCGATGCCTAGGAAAAAACCGGCTAGCCTATCCATTCTATGCATTGGCCAAAGACCAACTTCTAATGAAGCGTAAAATGGACTATTTGTTTTTGCAAAAGGATATTTATGACTACAAGTTGGAGTATGAATTCACTATTATCGGTTATTATGAAAATCGTGACAAATACGATCTTGCGCGCATATGCATGGAAGTCTTGACCTATCCCCATTTGGAAGAATGGACCTCGAAAAACATCATGTCGAATTACAAATTTTATACAAAAGCGATTCATGAGTGGCAGACGGCGGACCGGGCCAATCATATGGCGGCAAACTATGCGCTACTCGCCGACATTGGAAAAACACTAGTAAATCTTAATGAATTCAAGCCCAGCACTCCCACCATGACTTTTAACCAGTCGGGTGAATTGGTCGTCAATGTTCGGTTTGTCAATTATAAAATCGATGATCAGGGTGGCTATGTGAACGGGGACACGATTGAAACGATCAATGTTTTGGCAACCATCAATATCTTTATTGCAGACCGCTGGACCAAGACGAGCGAAATGATCTTGCAACACGACCGATCATTGGATAACGTCTATGTAGGGTTGGAGGATGTGCGTTTGTTTACGATGGACCAAAATGCAAACGACGTCTTATATTATAATGCTAATCGAGGGTTAGATCGCAATCAAATTGCGATTGAAACGGGCAGAATCGACCCGATCAGCGGAAAAACGGTGGATTCGCAAATGTTACAATTGGAGGGGGGTCAGGGACCAATTGAGAAAAACTGGGTCTATTTCCAGGATGCGAGAAATCAACAAAAGATGATTTATGGATGGCATCCGCTCACCATTGGATCGATCGAGTCAACCGGAACAGTAGGAACCTTTAAGAAAACCCATTCGATAGAAACACCCGCATTTTTCAAACATGTGAGGGGGTCCACCAACGGAGTCTTGGTAGGGGAGGATGAAGTTTGGTTCTTGTGTCATACAGTAAGTTATGAGGATCGCCGGTATTATTATCATCAATTTGTTGTCATGGATCGCGAGACGTATCAAATCAAACGATACACGCCCTTTTTCACATTTGAAAAAGAAAAGGTGGAATATAGTTTAGGATTTGTCTATTTTGAAGCCAGGGATGAATTTTTGATTGGATATAGCACTATGGATCGATGCAGCAAATATATCACTGTTTCAAATACAGATATTGAAGCCATGTTTTTGTAAAAAGATAATTTGTAATGTCAAATAAAATATAATGATATTACAAAGAGGTTATTATGGAAAGATATGCAGATATTCTTAGAAGAGGGATTAACGACCCTCCTCCACCACCAGCCAGTTCAAGTAGTGCTTCTGCGAGACATCGACCAGCAGCCAGTTCAAGTAGTGCTTCTGCGAGACCTCCACCTCCACCACCAGCCAGTTCAAGTAGTGCTTCTGCCAAAAATAAACATACGACAACCGCTAAAAAATATTCGGCAAGTACTACACCTGAAAGTATAAATCAAGAAGAATTATTTAGAATATGTGGAAATACAAATAAGAATAAATGGTCTGAAAACTTGAAGACCCTTGAAGAATATAAAAAAGCCAATAAAAGACAATTTACATCATCGATTCATTCTAAAGAAAAAGAAACCGGATATACATGTCTTCATTATGCAGCAAAGACGGGAAATATTAAATTAATAGATTTTTTATTGAGAAATGGTGCAAATCTAAATGCAAAAGATAGTTCTGATTCAAATCCATTTTATTCTGCATATTTGAACCAACAAACAGAAGCAATGCTTTTTTTGTTAAACAATGGATCTTCCTTCGATAGATCGATTGTACAAAGATATTTGAGAACCAAAGAATTTTTAAAAGGTGAAAATCAACGAAAGTTGGTAGAATTATTATTGAAAAAAGTTGGTTTAAAATTTAAATACGAAATTTCAAACGAAACAATAATAGCTCATATTTGTAAACATGGTGATCTAGAAACACTTCAATTTGTCTTTCAATGCTTTGATAATAATGTTGGTGACATCAATAGTGAGGATAATAGAGATTATCATCGTCAAACTCCACTGTTTAATGCAGTCTTGCATAATAAACTAGATATTTCGGATTTCTTATTACAATATGGTGCTGATATAAATACACCAGGAATGGACGGAAATACTTTATTTCAATTCTTTTTATTGAAAAGATATTCTCAAGAAGAAGCAGAACAGGAAAGAGCCAGTGATATGTTGAATTATCTGCTTAGCAAACACGATATGGGAAATAGATTAGATTTTGCGCATCAAAATGGTGAAAAAAATAATGTCTTCCATATCGTCGCAAAAAATAATGATATGGAAAGCGCTAGGTTTATATTATCTCTAATGGTAGATGAACCTGAATCAGTTAGATTGTGTATCAACGCACACGCGTCGCATAACCGATATACACCATTGCATTATGCATGCTATTACAATTTTATAGATATGGTAGAATGGTTACTTAGTAACGGAGCAAATGTCGACAGTAAAGATAGTGAAAATCAAACACCATTACGCGTATGTTGCATTGATGTAGTAGATAGGGTAAACGAAATAAATAGATTAAACCGCAATGAATACAGCGATGCATATGGCTCTGTCAACTGGCGCAGAAGAATGCTATATTTGCGAAAAAGATTTGTTATAATATATGCTATGATAGATTTATTACTTGCATTTGGTTCAAAATTAGAGTCCATTACAGACGAACTAGATGCTTTACCGTCTTTTGAAAAATTATTTAGATTTTATAGAGAGGATTATAGATTACAATTCATTTATGCAAGTAAGTGTCCAATTTGTTGGGGAGAATTTCAACCTGATTCCGATATTGTTTTACTTTTACCTGTTATAAAAAATAATGTTCTTGCACTTCCTGCAACCGACATAATTGAGCAACCGGAGATACCACCTTTATCGATTGAACCACCCGCAGAACTATATTTATGTCATCATATGTATCATAGAGAATGCATTGTCCATGAGTTTGAATTACGTCCTCCCAAAAAATGCCCCGAATGTCGAACCGCCACGAAATTTACTGTAAACGTTCAACCTGCGGTTGAATCACAAGCACAAGTTGCAGCAGAAGCTGCAGTGGCTGCACCGGCTGCGTCTGCATCTCAATCGAATGGAAAAAAAAGGAAAGGAAAAAGCAAAAGTAAAAAGGGTGGAAATTCTAACAAAGGAACAAGAAAAATATATCAAAAACGTAAATAATAAGACGATATAATTATATATTGTTATTATAATTATGTCAAGTGCACATAGAGATTTATTTAGTGCTATATCTAGTAATAAGTTAACCATAGTGCTATTCCAACCATTCGAAAACGTAATGGTATGACACCCATCGATCTAACCAGTGATGGAACCATTCAAAGAATCATGCAAAATGCAATAAGTGGACGACATATAACTCGCCAATAAAAATTCAAAATTTTCAATGTTTACTAGTAAGAAACGGCATGGTGGCAAAAATAAAAAAACAAAACGTTTACACAAACCATAATCCCGCCCCCTGAATCGCCGACTTTTTCACATCATTTCCCACCATCCAATTGGCGTGGACAAAGGCTGGACTCATGTTCTCCGCCTTGTTTCGATAGTCCATTTTCCACTGCATGAGCCAGTCGGGCACTTCTATCTTGTCATCTCGGTCAAAATAGAGGAGACCATTCGGAAACAGGGCCGTGTCTAATATACGTACGCGAATCGGTCGTGGCATAGTAAGCGTCGTCGCAAACTGGCAGCCCATGCGACGTTCATCATATAGCCGACCTATCAACGATTTATCCGACAAAAATTGAGCGAAAAAGTGTTGGTCAGGGACTCGATCGTTCATGTGGTCATAGATATATTTTGTGACACTTTTGGTGGTTTCATTGGGGAAAAATAGTATACATCCGCTGCAAATCATGTGTCCGTCATCCTGAAACATGATATCCGTCGAATCCTCAAGCTCGCTATAGGAATGCCGGAAAACCTCGGTCAAGTTTTTCAAGACAACCGTATCTACGTCCATGTACCACACGGGCCGATTTTTCTTTACCAATAGATCATGTATGACTCCATATCGCATAAAGGAATATTCAATGAAATCGCGCGTGCCGAAATCCTTGCGTCGTTTCGACATTTCAAGGTGTTCCGCGTCTTGTAGCCATTCTACCTGGAAGCCGCGACTCTTGACTGCATCATATGCATCGCGATCCGAAACATAGGCGCAATAATTGTCGTCTTCTATACCTGCACGGACCAAGGATTGCAAATGATTTAGACCAAGTTCGAGAGACCCTTTATCGAAAACACAGACAAAAAAAGGCGTAGGTTCGTGCATGGTATGTTTATATTAATTGTATTTATTAGCAAATTATCTTTAACTTCTATTATCTAATAAATGTACATTTATCAAATAAAATTCTCGGGCGATCCAGCGCACCGACCATAGGTCTTGCGATGCCACTGCGTAATCCCGTGTTCCAAGATCCCCGTCAAGTGGGTTTTTGTACTATATCCCATATTGGTATGGATTCCGTATCTCTCGACCAATTCCGGGTGCGCCTTACACAATTCGGCAATATAATCGTCGCGCGCGACCTTGGCCAAAATCGACGCGGCTGCAATGGCTGTATATTTATTGTCCCCACCTTCAATCGTGACATGTGGTATTTGTGTTAGGGTTTCGATGCCTGTATCATCCTCGTTATACACCATGTAGGGCTTGAAATCGTTTCCGTCCACTAGCAATAGGACATTTTGTATCGTTCCTTGTGCCGTTCCTTGTGCCGTTCCTTGTGCCGTTCCTTGTCCCAGCTTGGCCAAGACTTGCCGTATACATTCGTGCATTCCGCGAAATACGGCCTGTCGAATATTGATCGAGTCAATGACATCGGCTTCTACATATTCCACATGATATGCCAATGCATGTTCCTTGATATATTCAGCTGTTTGACGAATCTTGGTTTTCGATGTAAACTTTTTCGAATCTTTCATATCCTGATGTCGGAAAGAGGTATCTTTAGGTAAAACCGTGGCGGCGACATATAAACGGCCGAAAAGAGGTCCGCGACCTGCCTCATCTATACCAATCTCATACTCATTGTCCGTTTCCGAAAAACACGTTTGCAAGGATGGGTTGACTTTGCTCATAATAATAATGCCCCAATACGTAGTATAGTACAATAAACAGTCTACATCATTGTCCAATCAATTTTACATTTGTCGCATTTTTTATTCGTCCTATAAAGTATATTTGGAGTAGTTTGTTTTTGGATTAAAAGATTCATGAAAGGTATTAAATTTTCTCCACTCGTTTTATTTGTCATTTTTTTGTTGATTCTTGTCATTGGCACCTTGTTGTGTAAATGGGCAGGAACGAGCAACTGTGGATCCTTCTTGGAAGGCATGGTTGCTTTTAATCAAATAGGAAGCGATGGAACCTATGCTATCATACCACAATATAACAATAAAAATAGTATCTACAAATTACACGATACTTTTTATTATGATCCGAAAAATGGTAATGTGATTCGCGTAAATGGAAAAACCTATGCCCTAAATAATAACGCAAATGATCCCAGTGGTAGAACAATCACAGACATTGTTGTTATACCAAGAAGTGCTGCAAGTTCAAACAAATATAGTACCGTATCGGACGCACTAACCGGTGCTGTGACAAATACAGCAACCACTGAAAGTGAAATTTCCTCTATAAGCAGTTTGTATACATCTTGGTCGTTCCCGTCCACAATATCCCAAACTACGCCACTTGTAACAGATTCACCCTTTCAATTGTTTTATATTCCTTGGAATCAATCTACCTTTATCCATATTGTCGACGTAACCAATAGTAAAAATATTGCAACATTTATGGTAGATCCCACCGGAACTGTGACAAAAGTTCCATATGATTCGAATTATGGAAGTGATAAATCAAATATTGGGTTTACTGCAACAAAAGAAGAAGACAAATCCGTACCGGATACTGATGGCAGTAATAATTTATATGTAACTGATACATTTTATGATCCCAGTAAGAATGGAAATCTTTATCAATTGAATCACTATGTTAAATTTGATACGACGTGTGGTAATTTGCTAGTACAAACTACACAAGATTTGGGTAGTAAACAAAAAACAGTTTATAATCGTAGTGGAAGTGCTATATTTACAAACGTTACCGCTGCTGGAGTAGTTAAAAATACAGATAGCACGATTACGACTACGCAATTTATGCCGTGGTTTGTGAAAGCGTACAACAATACAATGGTGATGTATGCACCCTCTGCTCAAAAAACATTGGTAGCACTGTTTACACAAGATGCATCGAATGTGGGTTTGTACAAAATGACCAATGCGGTTCGATTTAATCCAGTTAGCCCCAATGGCGTTGAAACAGTGAATCCCGTGTCACCAACGCCACCTTCGACAACGACACCATCAACTACACCTCCAAGCAGTAATCCAACGTCTGATTACTGGCAACAATATTGGTATAATCAAACAAACGCGACATCGGGTTCCATGTCATCCGATTATTTGTTAAAAACACAAATTGTACCACCGGTTTGTCCAACGTGTCCTGCTTGTCCAGGCAGCGGGTGTGGTGGAGCGTGTACCAATTGTGGCGGTCAAGGGGGATCCGGAACCCTGGGTTCAAACGGGTCTTTGTCAGGACCACAAGGCTCGACCAGTACAAATACCAGTTATGGCAACTCGGGTGCACAAAACCTCAATGTGAATCTTTCGACCAATGAAGCCAATGCCAAGAATACAAGTGGCGCGATTGGTTCGGTCGGAATGAGCGCGGGTAATGCAGTTCAAACCGTTGCTGGAACCGCAGGAGATGTTGCCAATACAGTTACGGGAACGGCGGGAAATGTGGTAACGGGAGCAGAAAAAATTGTCGCTGGTACAATTGGAACGGCAGGAAATCTATTGCAATCTGCGGGTAGTGGCACGGTTGGTTTATTGAAAGATACTGCTAGTGGTGCAAATAGTTTGTTGAGAGATACTGCAAGTGGTGCTGTTAATGTTGCCGGAAATGTGGCAAATCGAGTGGAAAATGCTGGATATAATGTATTGAATAATGGACAAGGATACGGGTCAGGTTACGGACAAGGTTACGGAGGTTATGGACAAGGCTATCCAATTGGCCAAGGTGGTTCCAATGGACAAGCCGGTGGATACCAATACCCTGACCTCTATTCTTATTATGGCGCCTTGCCTGACCGTAAAACTACCAATTACATGCCCGTCACAGCCGATTTCAGTTCTTTCCGCAAGTAAGAAGTAAGAACAATAAAACGTTTTGCGTTTGAATGCATCTAAACATATATGCATTCAATATAGAAGATTCCAACGAAGTGTACTCATGTATCCACAACAAACAAAGCAACAAATCGAAAAACATAATATAAACGAAATTCTTGATCGCGAAACGATTGCCCAGGAAATTCGCCACATTCTTGGAAATTTCGATAGCCAGTGTAGAAATGTCGCGTATAAAAAAGGAATCTATATCTACGGGTCGCCGGGCTCCGGAAAAACACATTTTGTCACTGAACTATTAAAAGAACTCAATTATGACGTGATCAAATACGACGCGGGCGATGTGCGCAATAAATCCTTGGTCGATACCATTACGAGCAACAATATATCAAATCGCAATGTGCTTGAGATGATGAACAAGCGTGTCAAACGCATTGCCATTGTCATGGATGAAATCGACGGAATGAACAATGGAGACAAAGGCGGCATCAATTCTCTCATCAAACTCATACGTCAAAAGAAGACAAAAAAACAGCGCTTGGAAAACGTGACATTGAATCCCATTATTTGTATAGGAAATTATTATGTCGATAAAAAAATCAAAGAACTCATGAAGGTGTGCAATTTGTTTGAACTGAAAACGCCGACGCCCCAACAAATGAATCGCTTAATCGACATACTTGTACCCAATCTCACCCAAGATCCCGAAATTAAACCCAACATCTTGGAGTATGTTCAGGGCGATATGCGTAAATTGGCCTTTGTCAAAGATATTTCGATCAGAAAGCCTCATTTATTAAACAAAGATACGCTGCAACACATTTTCCATATCAAATCGTATAATGAAGATGCCAAGAAAATCACGCATACCTTATTGAATAGGCCGACGCCGATCGAAGAACATAATATATGTATGAATGATACGGATCGCACCATCGTCGCTCTTCTTTGGCACGAAAATATTGTCGATACCTTGGCAAAATACAGTGCGTCCACCTCTTTCCCATTTTACCAAGAAATCTTGGATCGCATGTGTTATGCAGATTATATTGACCGCATCACGTTCCAAAATCAGATTTGGCAATTTAATGAGATGAGTTCACTGATGAAGACGTTTCATAATAACAAACGGTATCATGAGACGTTTCCGGAAAATCGCGGAACATTCAAACCGAGCGAAGTCCGATTTACCAAGGTCCTGACCAAATATTCGACGGAATATAATAATTTGCTATTTGTCTATAATCTGTGCCAAGAATTGGACATGGATAAGAAGGATTTAGTCGCGTTTTTCCAAGAATTGCGGATACATTATGGTCCGGGATTTTTCAACAATGCTGAACAGTTGACCAACGTGATGTCGCATTTCGAACATTGTCAAATATCCCGGCTGGATATTAAACGTATGTATCGATATTTGGATAAAAATGTGAAAAAAGAGGGGGGCGTGGCGATTGAAGATGACGATGATTTGTTGGAGGAAGATGATGAATGAATCTATTTATAAATTAAAATCACAATTATAATATATAATGCCGCATAAAAAACGCTCGAGAAGTTTATCTAGTTCAAGTACATCAAAAAGACAACGTCAAAAAAAGCCAACACCACCATCTGAACCATTCTTTCATGAAAGTGCAAAATCTTTATTATATGAATTTCCACTTCAATTAGAATATCCTTCGGAATCGGATGAAATACCTTTAATACGTATATGCACTCGTATTTTTACTAAATTTTTTAACTCATATAAACAAAGGTATTCAACGCGATGTATTTACAGATGTGAGTATTCCGGATTCTATGCATTCTTTAACTAGTCAAATTGATTCTAGAATAAAAAAATTAACTTATTTGGCGATTCGATGTTACACGCGCTGTAAAGAATTAATTCCGGAACTTACATATGATGAATTTGCTATGGCATTTTTACTATATTATTCAGCGCTTAGAAGTTGTGATTATGACTGTAACCATTTAATGTATGATCTATTGGATGAAGTATCAGATGCAGATTCGGACCGAATTGCGCAATGTTCATTATATTTAACGTCATTTGATCTCCAACAAGATCCCATTGAATTTGAAAAGAATGCTAATCCACCTCCACCACCTCCAGGTGTCTTTTCTTTTGGATCGTTTCCATTTAGATTCTCTTCGGCATCATCTTCTTCTTCGTCATTGCCACCACTACCACCGCCACCACCACCATCTTCTTCTTCTTCTTCTTCTAGTCAGGATATTCGCTTCCCACATGATCGTTCTTTATTGAGTAATAGATTAAGACAAATTCCTGGCGGTAAACGCAAAAAAACAAAGTCGAAACGAAAACACAACTCTAAGACTACACGTATGTACGCATAATTTTATCTGCGATCTTGATAACAAGTGAATATAAATATAGTTGTTTGTTCACGATTCTTTTTCCGCTTCAGGAGACCATGTGATTCCATTGTTTCAAGAATTACAAAAATTCCAAGAGGTAAACTAAAAACAAAATCAAATCGTAAATATAACCGCAGAACAAGACGCATTTGTCGATAATATGATTACAGATTTGCCATTATTGGCGACGACGGCGGCAGCGGTATTGGGTCGCGAATTGACCGACACTGATAGTTCGATTCAATGATATAAATTTGAAATACTTTTCTCATAAACGTAGGATAGATGGATCCAAAATACACGGCGTTTTTACTATCAAACTCTATTAATTCCAACAGGGTTTTGTTGGAATCTGACAACAATGAAAAGACACTCTCGTCCGTGAATGAACACGAGAATATGTCTTTGATAGCACTCGCACTTTCATTGTCCGCATCTATTTGTTTTTGTATAGCGTCTCGCAATTCTCCACATGTCTGATGTGGATATAGTGCAATGTGTACGTCGCGTAAATTATATCTTCCTACGCGAAAGATATATTTTTTTGATGACCAATCCATAGCCCCGCAGAATATCGACATCTTTTTCAATATATATGTGATTATCTCAAGAATAAAGTTCAACGTTGTTGTTCTGTATGCTATTATGAGATATCGTAAAAACTACTCAATTTTTTGCCATTAATGTCGTCTTCTTTTCAATTTTGAATTGGGTTACGACGAACCTTCTTTTTGTGTGTTCTTCTTTTGGAACGCATTTTTCCACCAGGCGTACCTTTTTGTTGTTCATTAACGGACAACAAGAGCACAGCTACGTGCACATGGCCCTTATAACAAGCATAGTGAAGAGGAGTCCATCCATCATTGTTCTTGCTATTCACATCAACGCCTGATTCGATGAGTATTTTTACTTCTACAAAATTACCAGTTTTACAAGCTTCAAATATGTCGATTATTTATATTAACCATTATAAATTATGTACGAGTTGTCATAGATATACACCAAAAGTTTATCGTCGTCTTCTTTGAGATTTCGTTTTGATTCGGCCATGAATCTTCTTTTTATGGGTTTTTCTTGGTTTCATCTTTTTGTGCGTTTTTCTTTTAGAACGCATTCTGCCACCGAGACCTTCGTGTAAAGATTTTAAACTGTAGTTTCTATTCCTTGAATAGTTTTCTATTAGCGGTAAAGAACTAGTTTTTGTTACATTTAAAGAAGTTTTTTTCCATTCTTCATATAAATCATATGAATATAATCCAAATGGAAAAATTAATACGCTATCTCTATTAAATGGTCCATCTTTTAATGGACACTCTAGTTTTTTTAATCTATTATAACATTCTACGTGTAAAAAATGGCTACATGGTAACATTGCCTGTAAATTCTTATTACTTGGGTTATCTGTTTCATAATCATGATCTAATTGATTATGACATATAGAACATATAGAACACTCAAAATCGTTGCCTGTATTAAAAGTATTGAGTATTCTTTCATGATCGTTTTTCAATTTTTCTTTAGTTGTTTCACTGATTGTTTTATTTTCTAAATATTGCATAGCAGGTTCATATTTTTTTATTAATTTATTTATATTTAGTTTTTTGTAAGTTTTATTTAACCATGTAGCACCCTTGGGCAACAAGAGCTCTGCTATGTGCTCAAAACCCTTTTCACAAGCATAGTGAAGAGGAGTCTTTCCATCTTTGTCCTTGCTATCCACATCAGCGCCCTTGGCCAACAAGCGCTCTGCTATATCTACGTGACCACTGTTAAATTGACAAGCATAGTGAAGAGGAGTCTTTCCGTATTTGTTCTTGCTATTCACGTCAGCGCCCTTGGACAACAAGAGCTCTGCTACGGGCACGAGCTCTGCTACGGGCACATGTCCATCTCGACAAGCCCTGTGAAGAGGAGTCTCTCCATACTTGTCCTTGCTATTCACGTCGGCGCCCTTGGACAACAAGAGCTCTGCTACGTGCACATGGCCATTAAAACAAGCATAGTGAAGAGGAGTCTTTTTTTTCTCGTCCTTGCCATTCACGTCGGCGCCTTCGGTGATAAGTTTTTCCACTTCATCTAAATCTCCATTTTCAGATGCTTGAACCAGTTCTTGAAACATAATATTATTTCTATTCTATATCATATATAATTATATCATATTATATTGCAACTGTTACCTCCGGGTCTGTTTTTTTTCCTTCGATTGGACCCACTTTTACCGTTGACGCAGCCAACAATTGTTTTTGTAGTAACACCACCATCCCCTCCAATTCTGCAATACGCGCCGTCGCCTGTTGCATCTGTTGCTGCTGCTGCTGAACGAGAGAAACAATCTGTTCCGGTGTAAGAACGACGGGCTGTTCACCAGGTCGCTGCATGACAATTTGTCCCGCCCCCGGATTTTGACCTTGCTGCTGCTGTTGCTGCTCTCTTTGACGCCGAATCATTTCGTCGCGTTCTTGTTCAATCTTCTTCATCTGAACCAAGACATCAGGCTTCATTTTTGGATCTCCGGGCTCGTACACTTTTAACAATTCGTCAATCTGATTCATAAAGAAATCCTTTGTAGGCGATTCTTTTGATAGACGAATAAACATCTCCACAGTTTTGTTACTTTCTTTACAATACTGTGGGTGCATATTTTCCAACAATTTGCGTTTATCAAACGTATTGTGTTCATGTGAAAATACCAAAATGGTTTTCAAAGGGTCGAGTTGCACAAATGGGACTGTATAATTCTTCAAAAACGCCTTTTCTTCAGCTAGGGCCGCATGATCTTCGTATTGCGTCTGTTCTAACAATTCGCGTTTGAATGCAAATGTCCCCGCTGTTGCGTGGTTGGGTCCATAGGGCCCGCATTGAATCATCTTCTGAATATGTTTGAAATAAATATAGAGTTCACTTGCCCCCGCACAAAGAGCCTGTTTATTTCCCATGAGCCGTTCCACGGCATGTTCCACGCGTTCCGGTGGATAATAATCGTCGTCGTCCATATAGACAATGATGGAACCTCTCGTTTTTTGATGCATATAGTTGCGCTTCGCACCGAGCGACAGTTTTTCAGGGAGGGAGAAATATTGGATTTGGGGAATATTGGCGGCGGTGACGAGGTCGCTGATTTTATCCGTTCCATCATCGACAATGATCCATTCCATGCGTGATTTGGGGTAGGTTTGATTGCGAAAACAGTGGAACATGGTTTGAATAAACGGTCGGCGATTAAATGTCGGTGTACATATGCTGACAAAAGGGTGATATTTTTTCGGTTCTGTTGTAGAATGACAATGTGGTTTTGCAGCTTTTTTTCCCATGGACTAGTTTATTTCTTATACTATGTTTATATGTTTATATGTTTATTTATATAGATTTGTTTTTATTAGACAAGACATTTCAGAGTCACAATTTTTACCAGGAGATTAAATGTTATTAACTCTACGGGAAGCAGCAGCGGCAGCGGCAACAGCAGCAGCGGCAGCCACAGAAGAAGCTTTTTTATCATAGTTTGATGTATCGGTCGAATTATTTTCAGGATTTAATGGATCATTTGATGTCGTTGACTCTGAATCTACAGATCCAGCTAGATCTAAATCTTTTAGTTTATTCCAAAAAATATGCAACATTATTAATCCTATAATACCAATATTAGTTATAATCAACCAAGTATACAAATAACCTGATTCATTTTTTATTAAATCTAATTGGCTTTGCGTAGTTGCAACAGGACGGCCCTTATTATTATCAAATACGCTACTAATCATTTGAGCATTTGCCGCTTTTGCGTCACCTGAATTTCTTGGTGGATTATACTTATCCAAATAGGTAACAATTCCATGAATCAAAACTATGATCATTACAATTTCAAACCACATATAAAAAAGTTTACTCGCTAACCATCTACATTTTTTGATCAACTTTTGACCTAGTGTATTTGTCAATTGATTGTCCGGAAAAATCTCTTTCATAATAGTTTTATTGATATTATTCATAACTTTTGCAGTGTTGAAAATTCCCTCCATAAATCCAATTCCAACCAATGAATTAAATAGGAAGTAACCCGACAATATAACGACGCCAAAAAATCCGCCTATAAACAATGCACAAATTGCACGAATTATTATTATTATTATAAAAATTAGGATACCCCACCATGTTATTTTTGTCGCATCCAAATAATTTGGATTAATTACCCCTGTTATTATTGCCAATATCGCACATATAATACCTATACTCAAAAAAGTATCTCCGTTCAGATTTGAAAATGTAATTGAATTCCAAAAAAGTGAAAATAATCCTCCTAACATATTCGCTTCTATAATGAGTGGAATGAGGAATGATCCCACAATAATAAATGTAATTAAATGAGCTAATCCAATGGATTCTGCCTGTCTTTTTATTATGTTCAAAAACATATTTACAAAGCCTATATTTTTCAATCGGATTTCGTCTCCCATATCCTTCTTTGACGAATTTGGGGCATTTCCACTTTTTTTTCCATTACCACCTTTTATAGGCGAATCTTCAGATGAACCTTCGGTCAAATCTCCAAGCGAATCTTCAGACAAACCTTCAAGCGAATCTTCAGACAAACCTTCAAGCGAATCTTCAGACAAACCTTCCGTGGGTAGACTATTTTTTAATTTGCTAATAGATGAAATAGATGACATTGCTCCTAATAGTGATGCACCAATTGACTCGCCCGTTCTGTCAAACATTACTTTATCTACTATTTCAACAACCATTAAAGATGGTTCCAAAAAGTAAAAAAACGGCTCACTCCAAGATGATGCATTATTAATTAAAAATGGATAATATTTCTGTCCAGTCACCGTGAAATCGCTAATATTAAATAAATAATACCAATTATATACCACCAAATAGGATAAAAATACGGAAATGATTTTTACCATTTGAAGTCGGAATGTTTCAATTTCGGTTTTTGTAGCGCTACCATTTGTCAATGCCATTCCAAGATTATTAGAAATTCTTTCTGTAAAACCTGTCATATTTGCGGATATAGCTTGTAAACTTCCAATAGAATCTACAGTGAAATCCAACATTTCTTGTAATTTATTTCCTACCATTTCTTGAGTGTTACCAGTTTTTGGGGGGTCGTTATAACCTTCTTTGAACCCTTCCACCATATTTCGCTGATCCAGTGGCGTGGAAATATAACTGCGATCTTCAGGTTCAATATTATAAATCGTATCCAACATCTCGCTCTGCATATTGTTGAGTGCATACCGTTTCTTTTTTCTTTGGATTCGTTTCATTTTTTGAATCACTTGAACGGGCTCCATTAATGCGTCGTTTCTATCAATCGCTGTTTTTTTAACTTGGCGCCAATAAGTAGATTCATTAGTAGTCATCTATATTCAATAAATAATGAGTATTATAGTATAAATAAATTGTAAAAGATCTATACTATAACGAATGATTTCTTTTTGCGATTTTTACCTTGCATATAACATACCGCAATTTCCACCAATAAATGATAAAATATTGTATCGTTCTTCAAATACAGTCAAATTATAATTATACTCGTATAATCGCCACGAAGGTTTCGTACTTACAGCTATAGGCGTTCCGGTTTGGTCACAAATCACGTTAAATGATGAATTGCTAATATCAAACTGCGGAACATAGGTGGTCAATTCCAATTCAATCGTCTTGAATCGGGTTGTATTGATTGCACCCGATGGCTGAGTTTCATACGGGCTCGTATTCAAACAAAAATTATAGCAATATAAACCCTCTTTTGCGGAACCCTGGGTTCGCGTATATTTTTCCACATAATCATAAACCCCCCGAGACTGAGTATTTTCACGATAATCGCCATCAAACAAAATACCCATTGTTTCTAAAATGTCTTTGCGATTTTCTACACTAAAATTGCCCGTAATGAAATACCCCGTGTTGGTCTGATCGGGTTGTAATTGTGGACCATATGGAATATTATTCGTAGGATTATCTATTCGTAGTGGTGCCTGAATACAATTCGACGGTAAACCTTGATATGGCCAGTTTGTATAATTACTCCACTCGTTTCTTAAAGCCACATCATTACGCTGTAAATAAAACATCCAGTTAGCAATCATTCCATTTGATGTCAATTTGACACGGTTGGATCCTGTAACGTTTTCAAAATTGTATTGAAAAATATCTTTCACTAAATATACTTGATCCTGCGCAGCAAATAATTGCGACTCTTCTTTTGAAAGGAAGCAATACGTTGTCAATAAATGAATATCAGCATTCCATGTATTTACTTGATTACGATATGATGCTGTTGATAGATCAATGGCTGGAGGTGTCTGTAAAAAATGATACATTTGAAATCGTGCTTGATTAAAATCCGGCTGGATATATGGATAATTATTTCCTCCATCAAATATATCACGAACTTGAAACATTTCTTGAATAGACCTTAAAGTAATATTAATAACGAGTTCGTTATATTGTGTCGAAATAAGAGGAAATGCACAACGGCTATCGAATGTAAACCATGCATTGATCGGAATATATAGGGTTTTTCCACGTATTGACGGTTCTGCACCGGCATTGTTTGGTGTATAATAAGCCGAAGGATACGTATTTACATTACCATTACAATTTGCCGGATCATATAGATCCTCTGTATTTCCAGTCATCTTGTTAAAAAGCTCTTTTTTTTCCATCGTAAAATCTCGCTCGACCATGGCAGCCAAATATTCTCCTGAATACTTTTGTAATGTTTGCGAACCGCATGTAATTTCGATTTCTTTGACTATATGTGTACCTAGATCACGAATCCAACGGAAATCATATGCCGACCACTTATTATTTGTTTCCGTTGAAGGGTGATAAATTGGACTCCATATATCAGGCAATGTCATCACTAAATAGGTGTCCATAAGAAGATCTGCATATCTCTTGATTTTAAATGTAAACTTGGACTCTTCCGACGTCCGTAAATCACGGAGACCTTCAAAATCAAGACGAAATTTTTGTAGCCCAAAGTTCGTATATTTCGAATAAGTCACTTTGAAAAATGTCTTGGTAGGATTGCCCGTTAACATCAAGTTTCCACTTCCAACGGAAACAATGTTTAATAAACCTCCTGCCATATTTTATTTTACTATGATACTCTTAGAAATAGTTGTACCAATTTTTCTATATTAGTTTCTTTTATGGGAATATTTTAATATAGCTATTCTTTAAACGGCGGATCATTCTTTACCAATCCATGCAAATCCATCCTTTTTTTATACAATTACACGGAACAATGATGATATTGATATTTGCCTTGGCATTTTATTTTGTTTTCCGGATGATAGCATCTATGGTGACTTCTTCACGTAAAGAGGGATATACAAATGTGCCATCATCTAGCGCCTATTCTATTCCAACAGCTGCTATAAATGAACTAAGTGCACTACAAACCGCATATGCTGCGACAAACGTAAAAATAAAGAATATAAAATATAAATTACCCATCAATCAAGTATGCATAAAAAGTTCATTCAATTCTGCTAGAACGGGTCAGTATGTTCATCCTGATATGATTGGTTTATTGTTGAGCCGAGGAGTTCGTCTGATAGATTTAGAAATCTATTTAGTGGATGGAACGGCTGTTGTCGCATTCTCCAACAATGGCGCAGATCCTGGTCCGATTGATCCTAGTGTGAACACCGTTGTAAATTATGATTCGTATAATTCGATACCACTAAGTGCGGCGTTTATATCTATTACATCCAATGCTTTTAACAGTGCTAGTGTTCCTAATCCGGAAGATCCCTTATTTGTTAATTTACGTATACGGTCAGCAGATCCATCCATCTATTCTATTGTCGGTGAATTAGTAAAAACATACATGAGCGGTTTATTAATGACTTCAAACGATTCACAATCCAACCTTCGGGCTGGGAAAATATACCTCATGATTGACAATACGCTTAATCCAGCATGGCGAACAAAAGCTAGTGGTGCAAAATCCACATCGACCACAAATTTAGCAAACTATATTTCCATTGAAACAGGAAACAATTCGGGCTCCATTTCCATCTACCGCGATGATGTATTTTCAACATTAAATAAATCTCTCCCACAAATTACAAGTACGGCCAATTTTACCGTAAACGTTAAACAAACTATGATTATTTATCCTACTGTTAATTCTGCTAATCCTGATATCCTTGATCGTGTTCACGGATGGGGTGCACAAATGGTATGTCAACAATATCATCTTTCCGGTGATAAAAATTTGCAGTATGCAGAATCGAACATTTTTACGTCAAGTGGGATTACTCCATTGGCGACGATTTTACAAATGTTCTAATCTTCTAATCTTCTAATGTTCCTGCGTTCTCAAATTTTTATCGATATAATCTACGCATATACTATAGTTGTTAGTTATAGTATTTGTACTACATGCCCTCAAAATATACCAAAAAATATCAGTATCATCGTGCACCCAGTTTTACCCGCAAACAAATGGAATCTCAGCGCCGAAAATACTATACGGAATTGTGCAACGATGATATGACCTTTGACGAATGTGAGCTCGCCATCTTGCGCCACGCCGTCGACGAGAGCGAGAAAACCGCGGGCCAAAAGTTGGCCATGGGCGATCAAGTCAAAGAAATCATCAAGATTTTGGAGGATTTTTTGATCGTGAAAAAGTTGATTTGCTATGGCGGAACGGCGATTAACAATATTTTGCCGAAATATGCGCAATTCTATAATCGCGAAATCGAAATCCCCGACTACGATTTCTTTTCTCCCCAGGCTTTGGAAGATGCCAAAGAACTCGCCGATATTTATTACAAGGCGGGATTCACAGAAGTCGAGGCCAAATCGGGCGTTCACCAAGGCACCTATAAAGTCTTTGTCAATTTCATTCCTGTTGCCGATATTACACAGCTGCATCCGATGCTTTATAAAAATCTTGGAAAAGAGGCCATTACGGTTGCCGGAATCAAATATACGCCGCCCAATTATTTGCGGATGAGCATGTATTTAGAACTGTCGCGTCCTATGGGCGATGTGTCGCGTTGGGAAAAAGTCTTGAAACGATTGACCTTGTTAAACACGCATCATCCCATGAAAACGGGATTTGATTGTACGGCCATTGATTTCCAAAGAAAAATGGAAACGGGTGCGACCAAAGAATCGGAACAGATTTATTTCATTACACGCGATGCCTTTATCGAGTTGGGCGTCGTCTTTTTCGGCGGATATGCGAGCAGTCTATATTCCAAATATATGCCCAAAGATCAACAGCGATTGGTGGAAAAAATCCCCGACTTTGATGTCTTGGCAGAAGAGCCTGAGAAAACGTCGATGATTATCCGCGAACGTTTGACCGAGTCCGGTTTCAAAGATGTTCATGAAATAAAACATGCGGCTATTGGCGAGGTCATTCCGGAACACATTGAAATCCAGGTGGGCAAAGAGACGGTTGCGTTTATTTACAAGCCCATTGCCTGTCACAATTACAATACGATCCATATTGGGGCACAAGAGATCAATGTTGCGACCATTGATACCATGTTGAGTTTTTATTTGGCCTTTATTTATGCCGATGCGCCTTATTATTATCGCGACCGCATCTTGTGCATGGCCAAGTTTTTGTTCGATGTGGAACAGAAGAATCGGTTGGAACAGCGCGGCTTGTTGAAACGGTTCAGTATCGCGTGCTATGGCAAACAACCGACCTTGGAAGATATGCGTGCGGAAAAGACGGAGAAATTCAAAGAATTGGCGGGGAAACGTGGCACGCATGAATATGAAGAATGGTTTTTGAAATATACGCCGGCCACCAAGTTTGAAAAGGCATCGAAGGATAAGGGGGCGGTTCCAAAGGATATGCGTCAACCCAGTTTGGTTGCTGCCCAACCCGAAAACATTACTGTTTCCATCGAAGAAAAAGAAAAACGGGTGCGTCGCAAAAAGAGGCGCGATACAAAGAAAGAGGTTCCCAAGAAGTGGGGATTATTTTAGCGATATAATGTATATTCATGGCTGATACTATTTCTCCACCTTCATCATTAGAACAATATGTACCACTAGAAGATGAAGAAAATGATGAATCAGGATATTTAGAATATTTACAAGAAAACTATCCATTACATTATGCATGTAAGGTTGGAGATCATGCCGAGGTAAAACGCTTACTTGGTGGAAAAACTCAACTTGAACGTGTTATATTTGCTGAAGAAGAAGAAAATGAAGAAAGTAGTAAACGATTTTATGATATTGTACCAAGACGACGGCCTTTACATTATGCATGTATGAACAATACTGATAAATGTGAGAGTGAAGAAACATCAATAGTGCGTTTACTTTTATCTGTAGGTATACAATTATTTCCTTTTTCTAGTAGTGAATCTACTCCTTTACATTATGCTTGTTCTTATGGAAATTATGATATAATTAAACACATTTGTAGTATTTATAATGGAATGTGTCTTCTTACCGATAGACATTGGACACCACTTCATAATTTTTTGAAAAGTGGAAAATATTTATCATTAACCGAAGCAGAAATACGTTATGTTATAGATCTATATATTAAATCAAAATGTAATTATGGTTACGCCGCAAATCTGAATGCAACTACTCAGTACAATGACTCCATTTTAGATCTAGCTTTAAAAAGTGAAGATTATTTTGATGGCAAAGATGAAGTTGTTGTAAAAAAATATAAATCGGTAATTAATTATCTTACACATTGTGGTTTTAAAGTAAATAGTAGTAGAGCAGACTCATCCAGCCATTTTCTTATTGAAAGAGGTATTCTTGGAAATATTAGTTCGACTTTAGGATTTGTGAGAAACGTCTCGGTGAAAGGTTATAACCCAAGATACTATTTGTCTAATCAACCCAATCGGACAAAAGATATTAAGTCACCTATAACCGAATTTCCGAATTCAGCACCTGAAATCGCCAATATACCGACAAATGGTGGTAAACGCAAAACGCAAAAAGCCAACAAAAAGAGAAAATCTGTTCGAAAACAAAAACGGCGCGGTACAAAGAAAGAGGTTCCCAAGAAGTGGGGATTATTTTAGCGATATAATGTATAAGTTAATAGTTCGATAAATGGCTGACCCAATACCAACACCAACACCTCCACCTGGACCTGGACCAGGGTCAACATCTACAGAGTCAAGTCCACGGCAACTGACATTCTCACTGCCATCCATAGAAAGATTACCTGAACCGCCAAACATAGAATATTTCCAATATATGAATGAATTTAATAATAAAATGAGAAAAAACTGCGACGAAATTTACAAAAATAAATTTTTTCAAGATTATTTAAAAAAAGCATTTGATATAAAATACGCTCCTTTTTTTTTAAGGCTTTTTGAGTGTAATTATAAATTTAGTGAAGAAGAAATCACAAAGATTTTAGAATTTTGTAAAGAAAATAAATTTACACTCGATAATAAATTAGTAAAAAAATGTTTGGAATATGCAGAATTAAATGAATACCTTGATAGAGTTAAATTAGTTTATAATGAATCTAATGGTGGCAAAACGCGAAAAGCCAACAAAAAGAGAAAATCTGTTCGAAAACAAAAACGGCGGGTTCGAAAAACCGCGCGTAGATAAAGTCTCTATCTCAGTACTAGCAGATTTTCCAATGATTCTTCATTTATCTCTTCTACCTCTACCTCTTCTGCCTCCGGACTCAGTTGCGCCATCATTTTTACCATCGACGGCATAATTACACTCCCCTTTTTTCCAAGAATTGTCAATATTGTGTCAATATTATTATTTTCTTTGAAAAATTGAATTGCTTTTTTCGATATACATCTATTGTAAAAAGTCCCCCCGCCGAGTAGTCAATATCATCATCTAATCGTTTAATATATCCTTACCATGTCTGCCTTTGCTCAGTCTACCATGGTCGTCGTCGAGTCATGCGAGATTGCTCAACTCCGTCTCGATATCCGCTCAGGAATTCAGGCCATGTTGCAGCTTGAAACCTCGATGCAGCAATGCGCCAATCGCACCATCAGTGGAATCATGAAAACCGCCTACGACGACATTTGTGCAAACGTGTTGCGCAATGTGCGCCGTTTTCCCAGCTATGCCCAAGAACATGCCATTGATCGCGAAATCGCGTTTCTCGTCGGCGACGTGGACTTTGCTCCTGAAACGGTGAGCATGGATACCGTGCCCGAGTACAGCATGCAATTCGAAGGCCGCCAATGGGTCAGCTACCTGACCCAAACCCGCGAGCTCTTGTGCAACTGTCTCCGCTACGAAGACCACGTCGATCTCTACGTCTACTACATGCCCGACAAGACGCCCACGTTTATGGAGCGCGCCGAGACGGAGAGCCGCGAGCTGGCAGCTTGCCGTTTCCTAAGCATCCGCGAAAACATTGAGCGTGCTAGCGGAACCCTTTCGCAGTCCGATGCCCTCGCACTCGTCGACGAACGCCAAGCTGCACAGCGCTTCCCCATTGATTCCTTCATTCATGCTTTCCAAGAATCGCAAGAGGAGGATGAAGCGGACCTTGAACTATCATCTGCTGCTGTTCCTCTTGCATGGACCATCGATCGTGTAGGCAATCATATCCAAGTCTAGAATATCTTCATGTGTTCCTATCTAACCGCCAAATCCAACCAAAAACACCCTTTGTATCGTGTTTACACCCTTGAATACTCTAATTACCCATTATCTTTACAAACCCTTACATTTTTTATTGTTCCAAGAAAACAATACAAATCCATATTGGTATAATCTTGTATCTATATTCTTATATTTTCCAAGAATGCAGCAACAGCAACAACCACAAAATCCTTTGGATGAATTCAACCAATTCTTCGCCCAAATCCTCACACAACCGCCCGTCGATGAAGGTTCCTTTGCATTTGCAAAACGCGCCATATCAGAACGCGGAATTGCCATGTTGAATATCGCTGATGTCTCCATACAAGTCAAAGAGGAAATCTTGGTAAAACTCCTTTTTCTTTCACCCAATGATGATGTACTCTTGTTTTGCATGGGCAATCTCTACATAGGCATCAACATTTTCAGGGCCATCATGTGGCTACGCATGGCTCATGAGCGGAACAAAGAAAATGTGGTCACCGCCGTCGCGCTCATCAAAGCCCTCTTTGAAACGGGATGCGGAAGGACGGTATTTCTATTCATCGACGATTTGTTTACGAAATTTCCAAGAATTGAGGAAATGTATATGAACCATCCCGAGTTTTTGGGCGTCTATTCGCGATGTAATTTCCAGCAGTTGAAATATGAAAATGGAATCCCCTCTTTGAAAAGGTTGATTTCTATGTCCCCTCTTTCCAAGGTGCGGACGCCTGCAGAAAAAGAGGCTACTTGGGCTAATCATAACGATATAGGCTATGTGTATTGTGCGGTGGGCGAAGTCGATTTGGCCATTGAACATTCTCGTATTGCGACCAGGCTGGCCAAAGAATTTGCGCTCGATCTTGGAAAACAGCTCCTTTCGTTTCAAAATCTGCTTTGTTATTTGGAATATCGATATACAGATCATGATGCCGTATATCAAGAACATGTGAAGATCAATGATTATTATGTGGATCGGCCCAATTATTTTGAGAAGGGTACAAAGAATGGGGAAAAGAATGGGGAAAAAATCCGTATTGGCTATGTTTCCAGCGATTATTTGGACCATCCCGTCTCCAATTTTATTTTGCCCATCTTGGAAAATCATAGTCGTGAGACCTTTGAGATCTATCTATTTGCAAATCAAAAAGAAATCAAGGACCTCTTTACCGACTTGGAAAAGAGGGGGATTGCCAAGATTCACTTTATCTTAGAAAAGACGGATCTCGAAGTTGCCAAGCTTGTTCACCGGCTAGGTATCGATATTTTGGTGGATCTGAATGGTCACACTGTATCGAATCGTCTTGGGATCTTTAGTTATCATCCTGCGCCCGTACAAATGTCCTATCTTGGATATCCCAATACAACGGGCTTGAAATCGATCCAGTATCGTTTGACGGACGGGGTCGCAGACCCTTTGGAAAGTGTGCAGAAATATAGTGAAACGCTGGTCCGATTGCCACGCTGTTTTTTACTCTATAAATCCATCCATCAGGCGAAACCGACGGTTCCACGAAAAACCCGGACTGATCGCATTGTATTGGCCGCTTTGAACAAGGAAAATAAGAATAGTCCGTATGTCTTGGCGGCATGGGCCAAGATTATGGCGGCGTGCCCTCAAGCTATTCTGTTGATCAAGTTGGAATCGTTTGATAACAATGCCGAACGCACGGCCTTTTATTCGACGCAATTGAGTGTCGATCCCAAGAGGTTGCTCATTGTGAACAAGATGCAAAATCACGATTACAATAGGGCATTTACAATGTTTGATATCCTCTTGGATCCATTTCCCTATAGCGGTACGACCACGTCGTGCAATGCCCTCTATAATTCGGTTCCGATTGTTACGCTGCGCCATCGCGATTATCATGCGCATAGTGTGACTGCGTCTATCTTGACACATTGTGGAGCGGGCGAGTTGGTCGCGGATACGGAGGAAGAATATATTGCGAAAGTGGTCGAATTGGTCCATTCACCCGACCGCATCGATGCCTATAAATCGAATCTTGGCAAACAATTTGCGGCGATGATGAATCCACGCGAATTCATGGTGGATTACGAGGCAGCATTGAGAGGCTTGAAAAATTGATTAACTTATTGTCTTTAAGATGAGTTGTATAAGAAAGTCGCGAAGGAAGATAAACAATGAGAACTGCCTTGATTAATCTGTACAACATGATGATCAATGCGCGCCCCGTGATATATATCTATGTAATGTGGATTTGTCTACATTACATTGCTGTGCATCTGTATGCATACTCGTGTGCACCTGCCACTTTTATTGGATTTCTAGCTTCGCCATTTATGACACTGTCGCCACATTGCCAGGCTTTGCGATGGGTCATTTACCAAGGCGGAAATAGTATCAATGCGATGTGGTTTATATTGTCAGGATGGCTGATGCAATTTATTGTGCCAGTCGCCGGTGTTTAGGGGTAAACGCTGAAATATCATATATTGGCTAAATAGTCAGTGGTTTTTGCAATGGCATAATAGAGGAGACCAAAGAGGATACTTTTGAAGAAAACGCCGTAAAAGTTGACATTTCCATCTGAATTGTAGATGGACAAGAATGTGAAATATTTATAGAGGAGGGTATTGACAATCGGCATTTGAAAACAGAAAAAGAGAAACATGATGAGGGCGGGAGTTTGAAACTCAGTGAAGAATTGGTCGGTCATATTGGCGCGATGTTTGTGCGATTCATGATCTTGTCTTGCACGTTCGCCGGATTCTTCATAATTTTTTATGTAATCCGAAGTGAGTTTGGCTTTGGGGATATAATTGGGTTGGATTTCTTGATCTTGTTGAAACTGCGTCGTGTCCATGGGTATATCGCGTGAGGGGAGGCGGAGTTGTTGGGTTGGTTGCTGCGATTGAAACTGTTGCTGTTGCTGTTGCTGCGATTGCGATTGCATCATTTGACTAATGGGTTGAGAGAAATCGGGTTGGCCTTGGTATGCGGGCAATCCGCCGCTGCCGCTTTGGCCGCTGCCGCTTTGACGGTTGGGTCGCTCATCGCTTTGGGGATAAGGCAACGTGTTTGGTTGTCCGGTGGCACCTGCGCCGCCATAGGGGTTGGGATGAACATTGATAGGGATGTAGGCATTTCCAAGACCATTGTCTTGTTGCTGTTGATTCGGATATAATTGGACCGTAATGTTTTCAGGTAATTCAGAAATCCGTGTAGTCGTTTGAACATCGGACATGTTTATAGATGAAATTTGAAACCACGATATATACTAGTAAAGTACCTAAACTTGGTTCATTTATACGCATTGCTTTGGTAGATTTACTCTTTCATAGAAGAAACGGTCAGATCATGATATTTAGAAAATTGTATCTAATTAATATGTAAATAACGAAACGTCAGGCCATACAAAACAAAAAAGAATCGTCATCGTATGGGTTCGCGATTTACAAAAAGGTAATGATAATACTCGCAACTTTTTCACCTACAATGATGTAACTTTACCTGTTCTTCTTTGGTATTGGAACAGGTAAAATACAATCATTTTCAACGTTACAAAATAATATATCGTTAGTATAGAGAAAGTTTAGGTTAATAATGAGTCAGCCAAGAAAAAGACCAATGTCAAAAGAGTCAACATCAAGAAAAAGACCGAAAGAGTTACCTGATTTATTAAATGATCGTTTACAGGTACTTCAACAAATTTGTTCAGCATGTGAACGCCTCGATACTAAACATGTAAACATTTTACTCACTGAATATTATATTGAGGGTATTGAAAATGATATTGGTATACTTCATATTAAACCATTAGGCCATGCTATATCAGGTTTTTTAGGTGAAACATATAACTATTTCATGAATTCGCAAAAAGAAGAAGAAGAAGCAGAGTATAATACAAAAAAGGAGGCTACCAAAACTATAATACGTATGTTATTAAGAAAAGGTGCTACAACTGATTACGTATTGTATGGTCAACAAACAACTTATCTGCATGAATGTATAACCGGTATTTATACTGCTGTTAGTTTTGATGATCGCGCCTCGCGAGATCAAAAACGCGAATTATTAAAAATATTTTT